GGCTGATACTTCTCCCTCGTTGACATTAAAACCAGACGGAATCAACTTATTGACTGCTTCATCAAATTTCTGCAAGTCAATATCAACTTTACCAAGTCTAACGACTTTCATTCCGCAACCTATATCTACTCCTACGGTGTTAGGAACTACTCTTTTGTCCAGCTCTATCACCGTGCCAATAGTACAGCCTTTACCTGCGTGACAATCTGGCATTATTCTTATTTCACAACCAGAGTAAGCATCGCTATTGGATAGAACTTCTATCTGCTTGATAGCTTCATCTTCTATTGTCTTTGCGAAAATCTTTGTAAACTCATTCATATCTCATTTCTTTTTACTTGTTAAACTTATCGCCTTGGTGATTCTATGGTCTTTTTTACCAACAAAACCATAGCATATTTTGTACTCAAAATCTCTTAATCTTCTGTACCAATAATCACTTGCCGTACTTAGATGACGAGCTTGCTTCATTATCTTCTTTGCCAACCTAATCTTCATACACCAACCAACATTCCAACCAAATGATGGACGTGCTTATCGAAAGCAATTCCATACTTAAACATTTCCTCAAAAAGCATAAGACGTTCCTCGTTGGTAGCCAACCGAGTAGATTTCTTTTTATCCTCGGTCATTGTAAAATGAGAGCCTACCATTAAATTCTTAGCTTCCTTGTGAAGATAAAGATAACAGAAGAGATTGTGACACTCTGGTCTCCAACGCTTACATAACACAATCCAATAATTATCTATCACAACTATATTGCCTTCGGCAACAATATCTTCAAACATATTCTTTTTCATAAGCTACTTCTTTTTACGACAAGGGCAACTTTCTGCGTGAACAACGCAAACACCATGTTTCGTGTCCACAACCAGATAATCGTGTCCTTCCTCAGTGAATACTGACATACCAATCTTCTTTGCAGGTTCATTGCTATTAGCCAAAGAGCGAATGCCCTCAAAAATCAATGCTCCTACAAACAAACACAAGACAAACCAAACGGCTGACTTGATTAAGTTTAAAATCTTATTCTTCATACATTCTATTATTCCATATATTCATACACTCAACGAACTCTTCGACTTCTTCTATACTATTCAATATAATAGTAATGCTTCCATCTTCGTTCCAGTGCTGATTACTTACATCTACCATAGCTTTATCTTACTTCTTATCGAATTTATTGCCAACAACATAAACTTCAAATAAATTAACAAATGGCTCGTAATTGTCAACTTTATCTAAACTCTTGAAGGCAAATGTTCCTTCTTTTTCAATATAAACTACCTCATAGAGATTGTCTATACATAATAAGTCATAGCTATCATGCACTATATCGCCTTCCCAAATTTCATTGCAGTCTTCGTCCATCATTCCTGTGAACTGACAGACTGTTTCTGGAATTACTTCGTAAGGAGTTAAATAACATCTATCATCTTTATCACTTTCTTTACGATGAATATACGCTATTCCCTGAGAGTATGTAAGTGAACCCTCTACCCATTCCCCGTTATCAAGACGTTTAGCCTTAAACTTTATATATTCTATTCTCATATGCTATAATTGCTTTAATTTATTGAATATCTTGGCAAAGCGGTGCATGTAATCAAAGTTTACGCTTTCACCATGCTCACTCACCATTCTATTATACAGCCAACGTAGATGCTCAGCATCCTCGTGGAACTCTTTAATATCTTGCTCGTCTAAGATTATTTGTTTCTTCATACTACTTCTCCTTATCGAATTTATTGCCAACAACTTTTGCATAAGTTATTACATCATTACCCAAACTACCTACACATTCGTGAAGAGGAATACCTATATAGAGACCTTCCTTTCGCGCCAAGAATGTGCCTTCATTAAAAGTAACAACATACTTAATATTGTCATCATCAACATCCTGTAGAATATCGCCTTCCCAAACTTCATTGCCTTTGCAGTCTTTCAGTCCTGTGGACTGACAAACAGTATCTGGGTCAACTTCTCTTTTGTTACAGATAGAATCCTCATACCATTCAATAAATGTTCCGAAAGGCGTCTTTACCAGAGAACCTTTCACCCATTTATCATCACTCAGTTTCTTTGCTTTAAACAAAATACTTCTCATTTTTATTTAATTTTGTGAGCAGTACTATTAGTATGCTCTATATGTTCATTATTACAACAATATGGATAGAAATATTTATCTGCTCCATACATAAGTTCTTCTATAATATCATCGTCACTATCTTTGCACTTAGAGTCAATAGTAACTCTAATATTTACTTCAAATTCTCTTGCCATAACTATTTATTCAATTTCAATCTTTTTAATGTAGTATTCACGTGAACCATTTTCTTTACTATAATGGTCTTTTGGTATTTTTGAACGTGCCTTTTCTAATGTACTAAATATTAACTGCGTTGGCTCATCTTCGCCTTCACAGAAACCGCCACTAACATAGGTACGTTTACACCAAATTTGATACAATATCATACTCAATCCTCCAATTTTATATTATGTTTATCTGCGAAACTATCTTCTGCCTCTTCACAAAACTGACCTTCGCAAAGTGATTCTGGGAGTGTTCTGCTAGTATAATACTCTCGGCAGCATAACTCACAGATTTCTTTTTCGTAATTGTATCTTAATTCTTCTCTAGTCATTATTCGCCATCCTTTCTGACTAAATAGTCATACATAGGCTTACGGTTTCTACGATATTCATTACATATCTTTTCTGCCTCTTCCTCTGTATCGCAAGTTGCAATAACTCTATCGGGATATGTATCCCAATATCTAACTACTTTAAATTTTGTCATAATCAATCCTCCAATAATTTAAACTCGGCAATAGAGTGATAAAAATCACCATTGCCATATACGTCACAACTATATGATTTACAATTAACAGAAACCTCAAAATAGTTACCATCATCGTGTGTAATCTCTACTTCATTTGGTAGGATATTTTCCTTGAAGTACTCAGCAGATTGGATATTATCCATAGGCTCTTCAGTCATAAAGGTTACACACTTTTCGTTGATTATATCTTCTATAATCATAGGCTAATCCTCCAATTTTTCAATAGGTTTCCAATGAGTGATATTGAACGCAATAGCACAAAGAAATCCATTTTCATCTGTATTCCAACCTTTGCATTTAGTTCTACTTGTCTTCAATACAATTTTAGGAGTTTCTTTATTTGTTACCAAAACGCTTTCATCGTAAGGAGGCAACCCATCCTCAACAGATACCCAGTCTGACTTGGAGAGTTCTTCCAAAGCTTCTTTCAAACAACAAATGCAATTATTCAAATATGTCTGTCTATTTTCATATTTGCGTAAAATTGCTAAATGTTTTGCTTCTTCTATCAGCTCTTTAACTTTCTTCTTATCCATAGTTACAAATTAAAATATTCACGTATCTGCTCACCTGTCATGCGATATACCTCAGATATTCGACAGTCTCTAATTGAGCTATCCCAGGCACTGGTATGTTCATCATTACAACTACCATCAGCAACACGCTCTACGGCTTCTTCTGGCCCTGTTGCAAAGTCAACGCTTAGAAGTTCCTTTTCCTCGTCACTAAGCCCTTTTCCTTCCAAAGCAATATTTAGAGCGGTTTGCAACTCGTAATGAGCTTTATCTGAATAGCCTATAGCCTTACCAATATGACTATTGATTGATTTCTCTTTCTTATCCATACTTCCATTTTCTCTTCTTCCCCCCCCCTCCCTGTTGCCAAGTAGAGGGTGGTTAGTTTATTTAAATATACTTTCAAAATTCCAATTATCACCATCGCAACAATCAGATTCTTCTACTCTTGACTTATCAACATCACAATATAAGACGCCATATTGTCGTTTTATATGCTTACAGTTGATACAAGCTGGTATTATTTCCATATTACTATCTATTTATATCCTTTGCAGGATGGTTAATCATAAATCATAACACAATCATTGTACACAGATACTTCAGATATACTTAAAGGATCTCCGTTTTCTTGTGTTCCATGAGAATAAGGAAAGCAAACTTCCATAGTCTTATCCTCAACTTTTGATAATTCATTAATCAATTCTTCTACTGTCATATTCTATATATTTATTCCCGAAGGTGGTTAAAAAAACAAATACTCGTCACAAGGCTCTCCAACATATTCTCTTGCTTCATCTATGGTATTAAACACCTTTCGTGTCACATAGATGAATGGAATACAACCGAATAGCATATTGTCTTGAACTATGTATCGCACTGGATGTAACTTTCCAATAATTTTTTTTGTCATATCTGCGTCTTTATTTTAAACATTTAACAATACTCTTTTGAGCTTTATTCGCAAATTCTCTTTTAACTCTTTAGCTTCACTCCAAGGTGTATATGTTGTGGTATAAAAATTATAACTACGTTCATCTACACAATGTAAGCCTGTTATTAGTAATTCTAACTCTTCGTTTGATAATACAACATTTTTATCCATACTGCTATTATTTATGCCTGAAGGCGGTTAGGATTTAACTATATAAAGTTGTTCATAAACAGTAGATTTCACTACAATAGGTTCAGAACCCAAGTCGTTATCATCTATCTTGATGGCAATTTCCATATCACCCTCTTCATCGTAAACATCTTGAAGATGTTGAATAAATTCACTTATAAGCATTTTATTATATTTTTATGCCCGAAGGCGTTAATCACCATATTTATATAATTCTTCTTCACCACTTGAATCATACCCACAACAAGGACATACCCACCCGTCAATTACAACGGACTTTTTACACTTAGGGCATAAACCTCTGACTTTATTAAAGGCTTCTAAGGCATATTGGCAAGCTTTCAAATATTCCAACTCTTCCTCGTCAGCTTGGTTGTCAATAAGTGCCTTATACTCATCCTTATCTAAAACTACAACTTCTAATGCCATACCTACACCTCCAATTCTGAGTTAAGTCCTAGACCGAAGAGAAAATGCTGAAGCTGATGAACAAAGTTAATGCTAGCGACGTAACTCATGCCTTGACCAACACCTACCGAGAATGCACCATCTATACCTGTTCCTTTAGATAGATACAAAAGATTTCCTTCTATTGGCAAATAATAACACCAATCACAATACATCTTCTTTTTCCATCCATTTTTCTTTAGAATCTCTGGAGTGAGAGGAATCGGAACAATATTATCCTTATCAGCATATTGAATTTCTCTGTTTGGGAACTTGATTTGATATAAGAGTGCTTCATTTTCGTTTTCCGTACCAATTACCTCAACGATATATTTCTTTATACCTACATATACAGAGACCAAATCTCTGGGAATGTATTCTAACTTATCCATAGCTTAGTCCTTTTTATTAATGAAATCCTCATATTCACCTATCGTGATTTCCACGAAGTCTTGATTTTGCTTCTCGGCTCGGATGCTGTTATCAAAGTAAACGAAAATACGGTCTTTGTGACGAAGGAGCTGAGTAATAGAGAAAAGGCTAGCTAGAGAGACTTCTATATTCAGTTCCTCCATTACCTCGAAATGGTTAGCAACGGATTTATAGGAGAGAAGAACGGAGGCTATTACCTTGCCTTGCTTATATCGCTTATTAGGCGCAATAGCTACATAGTAACCATCCTCTAATCTTACACCATCTACCTTCTTCCATACCTTTTTGTCTAGCGTATCGAAACGGTCAGAAGGAACCCATATAGCAGTAATCTCATACACTCTTGTGAGGGTTTGGTTAGGCCGATAGCCCTGATATTTTTCAAATTCGAAGCCTACGGCTTCTTCTACTCGTTTCATGTATGATTGATGCTCTTCAAATTCAGCATCGAGAATACTCTTAATGTATTCATAAGCCTTTGTACCTTGTTTTGCTTCGTATAACATATCTCTTTATTTTTTACGATGATTAAACTTCTTAATAGCATCTTTCTTTGAAGCTGCCATAATCTTAACACCCTTAATGGTGAACTCATGCTGTTCCTTTGGCTGGCACTTCTGTTTGTCGGATGGAATGTTGCCTTTCGGAACATTAAATCTAATACGTGGAGAACCAAAAGGAAAATCATCACCCATTTGGTATTCCAATTCAGTTTGCATACCAATCATTGATAACAATCCATTCATACGCTTTACTTCATTAAACTAAGTTCTTTCTAGCCCAAGCTTCTGCCTTTGGCTTAGTCTTGAACTGCTTATCTTTCACTTCATGCCAAACTCCATAAGGAGCGGTCTTATATTCGATGAGAAACAAACCTTTCTCAATCTTGACTATTCTATATTCAAAATACATACGCTTATATTTTTAAATTGCTATCTAATTGCAAGCCAAAAAGAATATGTTGGAGTTCATCTACACATTTTATCATAACAGTATCGTCTTTTCCGTCATTGAAAGATACTCCGATAATTCCCAAGAAATTATTATATCGCAAAGTGAAAGGGTATTCTTGGTGTTTATACCACCTATGCCCAAAACATTCTCCTTCAGAGCGATAACATATCCATCCATTCTTTTTAAGAAACTCTTCCCAAATATGAACGTGCATAATATCATTTTGACAAATTTTGCCCAAGCTTTGCCCATCAATAACTTTCAAGTCGTAAGAATAATCTATATTGAACGGATAGATGCTACAGACAATACAAATAAATCCGTGACTATAAACTATATCACCCACCATATAACGAGGTGGTTTCCTAAATTCTTCCTGTGCCATACGCTTTACTTTTCTAAAGATGAATATATCCATTTACTTCACACAGAACCTTTTCTAGCAGGTTCTTTAGAATATTCAATTCATCATTTGAATATGTAGCTATTGGATAACCATCAAGGGTAATATCACCACAACTACGACTTATCTTTAACGAGTGTTTATTTTCTTTCATTTTTTACCTCGCTTTCTATTAAAAAGTTTCTGACCATACTCCTTTGGTGAAGTTGTATTGACTACAAAATTATCAGGAAACTTTGGTGCTATTTGATAAAGGTAACACCTATCAATATCACGATATATCATTGTTTGCCTCCTTTCTTGATTAAATCAAGTAAGTCTTCCACGAATGCCCAATCAGTAAAAGTATATGCTCTAACTCTAATTTCCCACATTTTTTGATATGTGTAGCAAACAGTTTCATTTAACATAGCGTTCATATTACTATTCGCTTTTGAGAATGCTAGAATCTTTCCGTTATCATTTCTAGGAACTTCGCTAGCAGGACGAAGCAATTCATTCAAATCGTTCAAGAACTCATTGATAGCCCACTTAGCACCTAGTCCAATAGCTTCTTTGATGTCCCCCTCATAGAACATTTCTTCCTTTTCATCATTGTTGAAGACTATCTCTTCGCCATTTAACAGAAATCTATCTTCATAGATTTCTTCCTTGGCAGCTTCTATTTTCTTATCGTCTATCATAACTTACTTCTCCTTTAAACGTTCTATTAATTTATCTGCGATTTTGAAGGCAGAATTAACAACACTGTCATACGTAGAGTTAGGACGTTGTACAAGACCTGCTGCAACATCTTTTGCTATCTCATATCTTCTCTGCTCCCAAATGTTTTCTTCGTTATCATTATTCTGGGTAAAGCTTGAACAAAGTATTACATCCTCCTCATTTTGATTGGGTCTTTTGCTACAAAAAAAATATCTGGAGCAGTAACTACATAATCCTTTCATCCCTCACCTCCTTTCCACTCACCAGTCGTTCCTAGTAGATGTGCTGTCTCTTCGTTGTAAGGAATACATTGATTCCAACCACAACCATTACAACAATAATAAAAATCGCTATCTTTATAGCCAAACAAGCTTACTTGCCATGCTTGGCTTCCAAAGTCTCTGACAAGCACCTTATCAAATGGTTTTAGCTCAACCTTTGGCTTCAAATCAACAATAGCTTTCTTATCACTATCCCATCGTTTGCCTTCCTTTTCGAGAGCTGAGAAGAACTGTTTTTTCTCTTCTTCTGTAGCAAATCTATACTCTTCAGATGATTCCACCTCATCGTCAAACAATAATCCAAACATTTCATTTAGAGAAACATAGAAACAAAGGGTATGCTTATAAATCTTTCGGCATATTGCTACTGATTTTCCATATACCACTATATCCCCATCCTTGAACTCTGGCTGAGCCTTCTCTACTTCAAGGGTCTCACGATTGAGTTTTCCACCCAAACGCTTCTCGATGGTTTTGAGGTAGGTCTGAGCAGCATCTTTACCTGCTTTTTGGAAATCAGAAGTTAGCAATCGTTCGTTTTTACAGAACTGTTCTGTATCATTATTCTCTTTCCAAAGATAATATTTCCCTACGAAAGAGCAATATGTATCATCGGCAAATCTTTCAAAGATAACATGTACATCTCTGTCTTTATTAACCAGCACGTCTCCCTTCTTGAAGAACTTGCGCCAGTCACGCATTTCCTTTGAAGGAAAAATGATACACTCTCCATCAATACAATACTTACCATACTCATCAAGATTAAACTGTACTCCATTTTGGTTTTGGCATTCAATTCCAAAATCTCCAGTGTATTCTTGATAAAAACAATCCCCATAAGTTAAGGAATACAATTTAGTTCCTTGCGATTTACTTTCGAGGATTTCCGCTATATTAATCTTTGCTTCCATAACTAAATCGATTTTTGCATTAAACAATGCTGATAATGGCTCATGCTACAATTAGCGTATTTTGATATTTTTGGCAACTCCCCTTCATAAGGAGTAACTTTCAAACCATCTATAAAATCGGCATTTTCGGTATATACTTCTGTGCCATACTCATTCATATATACTTTCTGTGCTGATATAGAATGGCTTTCTGCTCTCAGCTTACCTAATGAACGCCAAGCCTGCTTGCGATGGATAAACAATCCATGCAAAGGAATAGTCTTTACTTCTACTTTTGTACCCATAACCATTAGCTTGCTTTATATAGATTGAACCACACCTTGTTGCTCTGCTTGTCCTTATAAACATTACCTTCAAGGTCGAAATAAACTCGTTTCTTCTGATTGAACTTCTTCATCATTGGCTGATTATCTTTGTATGTCGTTACATCATACTCAACCAATGAAGAACCACGTTCATTCTTTGTTGGAGGATAACCTGATTCTCGTATGAAACGTACCTCAAACTCTTTATTTCCAATTTCAAAATTTGCTGTAGCCATAACCTTTATTTTATGCTTTATACATCTATTCTCTATCTAATAAACTCCTCGCCATAATACCCACATTCCTCCTCTTATCTTTAATTCATTTAAACGAGCAGCTTTATTAAGCTTAATATATAGCTTATCTTTAAGATGTTGAATAAATTCGACAACAGAATATTCTTTCTTTTCCATACCCTTAACCATTTAAAGATGATAATAACTATTTGATACCCTTGCGCCCAAATCGAAGCAGCCCACAGCATCCGGCTTTAAGAAGCGTTTCTCTAACTTCTCCAAAGCCACTTTATACTTCTGCTCCATGTGCTTGCAATGTAGTCTCTGAGCTAATTTAAGTTGCTCGACAACACCCTTGCGAGCAACTCTATATTGTTTATCGGACATCATAGCCTTATTCGTTCACATAGTTGATTACTTGCTCTTGACCTTGCTCATGCAAGTTATCGAAAGCGTCTTCTATAACTTTAGCTACTTGGTCGCCATTAAGGTTATCCAGTATTTCTCCAGCTACTTCAACCATCTTGTTTATAGGTAAGGAACTGAACTTTTCTACTAAAAAGTTCTTCTGTTCGTTGATGGTCATATCATCGAACAAGTCCGACAAATCTACTTCAACTTTATATTCTGCCATAATTTGAAATTTTAAAAGTAATTAGTTGTACCACACATCATTTGGCATAAGAGCCAATTTCCATCCATACTCTAGTTCATACCTTAATATTTCAAGGTCGTGACTCGTTACAGATGAAAGACCTACAAACTTATTTTCGTACTCCATATCCAAGCCATTTAGTTACCATACTTGTAATGCAAATAATTAGCCTCTGAGCCGAAATAAAGCTCGGTATCGCTCATATTTGCCTCCATCAAGTCATTCTCTACATCTTTATAAGAAGGCACGCAATCCTTAACTCTTTGGCAGAACAAAGGATATTTTGAAGAAACGTCTTCTCCGTCTTCATTATAGATATTAATCTTATCTACATTGTAATATGGATAAGATGAAATATTTCCATATGAATGGATAACCTTTCTACTCTTAACGGACACCACGATTTCAGCAGGTTTATTAATAGCATCAAACTCGCAAGTAAAATCATCAAGCTGCGCCTCTAAAGCCGCATCATTAAACTTTTCAGATAAGTTTTCAAAAAACTTTTTCATTTTCTTATTACAGTTTTTGTGGTGTGTCTCACCATTTTTAATTAGTAACCTTTATTTCTTAATTACGATGCAAAGATACAAAGAATATTCGAAATATGCAAATTATTTAATGTGTTTCTTATAGCCTTTAACACTCTATAATAGTATGAACAAATAATTTGCTGACGTTAACACAAAAATCCCCACCACTACATTATTATATATAGTGATGGGGTAAACCCAAATAGGTATTTTGCCTTTGGGCTATTTTTCTTCCTTATCTACGATTTCAACGAAATCTCCAATTCCCAAACGAGCCTTATTGATACATGATGCTATCCAACCTATCAGATAGGCAGATGGTTCTCCACCATGTTTCATTTCAATATTACCCTCGATAGCATCACAAGCGTGACTAGCCTCATGACAAATTACATTCATACGCATAGCCTTACTGCTACTGAATAAAACAAGAACGCACTTTCTTCCTGTTTCTCTTATGTGAAGTCCGTAATAAGTAAATCCATCACCATTAAAAAAATCGTACTTTTCAATATCCGTACCATCATTATTCAAGAATGCTTTCTTTGCATCCTCAAACTGCAACCCAACCCCAACACACAATAAGTGTGGGTAAATGGGCTGGTCGTATTCGTAATATCCTTTTTTCTTCATACCTCATCGTTTTTATGTTTATCCCATCCACGCCTCGAAAAAGCATACCAAGTATCGCAAATATCAAGAGCGAGAATGTTGCCTTGGTCAATACAAAAATCGCTATCAAAGCCTTCGATATGAACATACATCAATGCTATAGTATCATAAGGAACGCTACGACCTTCAAGACAAGGATTTTTAAAATTCTTAGTCTTGTATAAACTTGTAACAATTGGCACTTGAAGAACGTCTGAAATATTCTCAGTGCTAATCTCTATCGACTTCTTAAACTTCTTCATATTCTCAACTATTTAAATTTCTCAAAGTAGAACTCAATTTGTCTATCAAAGTGCTCTTCGATTAACCCATAAGCAAGCGACATCTTTACTTGGAAAGAAGCCTTACCATTAAGCAATCCTTTAGCCTGTTTAGTAATCTCTGAGCGAAATTGTTCCAAACTCATATCACGCTTACGAAGATTACAAGACCTGCAAGATGGCATATAGTTCTCCATGGAATCATCGCCATGGGATACGACAAACTTTCCCGCCTTGTTGCTCCACCGAGAGTAACACCCTCGATTCTTCGGAACAAGATGGTCAACCTGCATATCCTTATACTCTATACTCTTGCCGCAATAAGCACAATGACCATCGTATTTGCGATATATTTTAAGTCTATCTTCTTTTTTCATATTTTCAACTATTTATGTTTTAAAATAACGCTGACTGCGCTTGTTGTGTAGAGTTTGTGTTGCTTGTAATGAGAGTTACAGCCTTAGAAGAATTTTACGGGCTGACATTCATCGATTAACTTGCGTGCTTCTTTAGCACACTCAGCCACGCATTTTTCGACTGCTTCTGTGATGTCTTGGATTTGCCCCTCACGCATATTGCCGTATTTATCGCAAGTATCGGCTATTATTTTGTAGAGAACACGATTTTGCAAAGCCTCCATATAGTCTACAAAATCCTTGCAAGTTTTGCGTCGAGGTTCTTGCACCCAATCAAGAAAGTCCTTCTTCCAGTCTTTCCATGTTTTGATTTTTATTACTATCATTGCTGTTTATATTTTTTATTTGTTGTTCTTGTGCCCTATATGATATTTGTTGCATATCCTACACCGATACACCGCCATACCTTGTGCCCGTAACTTCGGATTCTGATTCAGAAACTCCCAAGCATCATCCTCGCTTTCATAAGCGACCTTCGCCTTCCAAGATTGACCTTTTCTAAACCAATGCTCAGGATCTGGATGCAAATGACAAGGAATACATTTATTTCTTTTCTTCATAACTTCTTCAGAAATTTAAGTTGAAACCCTTCTGCCTTTTTTATTCCTGGGTATAGTTCCTTTAGAACCTCCCATGTTCTTGTCTTGTGCCGATGCCACATAGTAACCGGATGCACACGCTCACCACTTGGTAATACATAGAAATCTGCCTTAATGGTATCAATATGCTCATAGTTTGCAGCTTTATATATAGTTCCCTTATTACCTATGGACGTATCGGCATAAGATATAAGGTACTTGATTTCCTTATGTGTTGCCCTAATATACTTATGCAAGAGAGATAGGCAAATCGTCTCGCTAAACTTTGGCATATCATCAGACAGCCACATTCTGTCAAATTCCCTCACTTGATGGTAATCCAACACTTCGCCCTTTTCAGTCTTGATGTGCGGTCGGATTCCATACCCTATTTGCATTGCACCCCTTATCTTATCCTTATACAATACCAAAAGATTCAAGCAACTATTCTTCGTTACCTTGTGTGAAAAGTGATGAGGAACTATGATTGCATCTGCTTGCGCCTTATCGCACTCCATCAGCTTTAAAACCATCAAACACCAAGTCGCCTTCGTCCGATGATTTCAAAATGCATTGCATAAGCAAGGGGATTGGCTTCTCGTTCTGATGTACCAATTTATCTGATGGAACTCTATCAAAGTCCCATACGTCCTCCAAACGCTTGCCATTTATGGTTCGTCTGCCTTTATTCAAATACAAGATTGGCTCGTAACATTGACCATATTGCGCCTCTAAATCTCCAGCCGTATGGTTGTTCTTTCGCCAAATGAGCACATTCTTAATGGTAAACCCTGCGTGCCTCGCTTGTTGCATAAAAAAGTCCAAGGTCTTGGCACTACAGAAGATATAAGCAGCACTATCATCCTTCAAAATTCGGTAGCATTCGCTCATATAATCAATAATCAATTGCTCATTATCGTCATTGAGTATTTCCTTAGAGAAACGATGGTCGTCTGCTCTCCATCCGGTCTTATAGGAGATACAATATGGTGGGTCAGTAACAATTAAATCTACTTTCCCGCTCTCTATTTGTTTCATTCCTTCTATGCAGTCGGAATTGTATATTCTATCAAATTCAAGCATATCAAATCTCTTTTATAGCGTTAACATAAGCTTCATGAGCCTCTTCTTGCGTATCAAAGCAACCTATATATATTTTCTTTTTACCTATCTGATACTGCGCTTGCCATTTTCTTACACTCTTATTCCAAGTCACACCCAAGTATTCGGAAGAGGTTTTCTTTGCTATAGCAGAATAAATCACATTGTATCTTGCGGTGCAATACTCCAAGTTGTCTACATCGTTATTCGTCTTATCGAAATCCTTATGATTCACCATTGGAAACGCTTCTGGATTTTCCAAGAAAGCCTGAGCTACCAAACGATGTATATAAAACATCTTGCGCTTTCCGTTCTTGTAAAGCCATACCTTCAGATAACCTTTTGGTGTCTTGCAAGGTGCGATTTCCTTTAATTGAGACGTTCTCCCAATAGTAAAAACATGTCCCAGCTTGCTAACATAATACCTTTCGTAATTCTTTATAGGCTTTATATCACCAAGAAACCTTGTTATACTTTTATCTTTCATTGTTACCTCCTTTTTCAAAGAAACTTGAATATATGGCTTGCGCCTCCTTTGTATCTAGCAAATCAATATCATTGTAAAACCTTCTGTACACAACGCACAGCCTTTCGTCATTTCCGGTGTCTCTTGCTTTAGCTATTTGCTGACAAGATTCCATGAGAAATGCACTTATCTTCTCGTAACTTCGCTTCTGTGTCTTCTTTAGCATATCCATGCTTACAAAGGTTTTGTAATGGATGATATGCTTTTCTTGCTCGTATTCTGTGAGTATAAGCCCTTCCGGAATAGCAAATACCACCCTTCTTGTCTTGCCATCACTATAGAGCTGAACCGCACCTGTAAACGATGTATATATCTTTTGCAATATCTTGGCAATCGGTAAGTCTTTTTTCAAAAACCTTTCTGCAAATCTCTTCAGAAAATGAACGCTCATAGCAAAACAATCTTCGCTATACCCCTCGTTTCTACTCATAGGAATATACTCGTTGGTTTCCTTCAGATAAATGAACAAACCGGAAGCAAATACATCGCCATGTTTTACACCTACAACGATGAAATAATCGGCATTCGGTGTAGCAAGCTCAAAGGTCTTTGTTATTTGTCTTACGTTCTGCTTTCTCATTTCACGTTTAAGCTCATTAGCTTTTCGCATCTGAAACTCATAGATTCTAGTTTCATCTAAGTTTCGTACTCTACGCATCTCACCCGAAGTCATACTTGTTGTTATCATGCGCATTCCTCCTTTTTAATCTTTGACAACCAACAATCCCAGATTCTCGCAGCTACATTCGCCATCATAACCGGAGGAACGCACATTCCGCAAGCAAACCAAGGTTTCATGCCATTAAAGTCATAATCCATAGGAAATGTTGATGCTAAAATCGTATCATGCGCAGAAATATAGCTTGGATTATCAAAATACAGAAGCCTATCTTCCATTGCTGATATAGTATTGCATACCTTATTCTTTTTAAGAAACATATTATTGAACATAGAAAGACGATTATCCATCCGCTTGACAATATCACCGATAGAATTATCTTTCTCATTTCTATGCACCCAATACTTCATCACTCCTTTAGGAATCTGTCTTCCACTATAGTCAGAAAACTCATCCAAGACAATTTCTTTCTCATTAAAGTCCATATCAATCTTAGGCACTCGCTCGAATAAATCCTTCTGAACCATAAACGGCTCGCAAAGGTCTTTACGTAACCCGATAAAAAACACCCTAGGTCTGTTTTGAGGAACACCCATGTTACGTGCATTAAGAAGCCAATGCTGCAAGATATATCCGGCATCATCCATCTGCTTATAAATTTCTTTTACGTACTCGACAGCTTCACCTTGCAACAAACCTTGGACATTCTCAAAAACCACCACCTTTGGCTTTAGTTCTTTAGCGAGGTCAATTGAATAAAAGGCTAAATCGTCAAGCCTTTGTGCCTTCTGACCTTCTCGGAATACTTTTTCCTTTCCCCAAGCCTTTTCACGATCACCTGCGATACTGAATACAGAACATGGGAAACTAGCATCCAATATATCCAGATTATGCAACTCTTCTTTCATAATATGCCCCCCCCATATTGATATTGGCAATCAGCTCACGAATATCACAATTGAAAGAATACTTGACATCGTGATTCTTCAAGTACATCTTCATAACCTTTGGGTCTATCTCGTTACAGGCTACAACATCGTAGCCAGCTAATTTATAACCAAAGGAACTGCCACCTCCGCAACAAAAGCAAGACATTACCTTACCTTTGTCTTTTGTGAAATTAGCATCTTTTTTAGTCCATCTATAAGGGAACTTGTGCTCGTTTTTATACATTTATCTACCATAAAAAAACAATCGTTAATAAAAACCGATGTATAAAAATAACCACAAGTAATATGGTTGTAAAAAAGGGACTCTAACCCTTGAATTTAGATTCTGTTTTCTTCGGCAATGCGTCTTAAATAATCATCCGCTGCGTTATCGTCTATTTTCGACTTAAGAGACATTCCTGTGTTATATCCTATCATTAAGGACACATTCTTGCTCTTTTTCTTGTTCTTTCCATATCGCCAGCTAAAAACCTTTCCTAGCCAAGCTATACCAACAATACCATCTGATACAACTATTGTCGGCAACAAAACATATACTTTATATATCATCGCTATCTAATTGAGAGTTAAAAATATATCTATTCTGATTCAACCAAAGCTCCACGTAGTCAGCTTTGATTTTCAGAAATTCTTCGTATGTGTAGCATTTCTGCTGCTTACCACCTTTGTTCCAATAATAGGCAACTCCTCCCAAAGAAAAGAAGTCTATCAAGTCCATTTCCTTTCGCTCCGGTTCTTCACGCTTTTTCTTTTGCCTATATCTACTTACAGCAAGCAATATGAGACAAACGCAAAGCAACATGGAAACCAGTATCTCGAATATTAACCTTACGTCTTGCATCTTATTTAAAAACAAAAACACGAAACTACCGATTGCAAAGTCAAAGGAATAGTGACTCGGACTGCCTTTCGGTATAGTCCATCGGGTTTCGTGTCTCTAATATCTTATCAATTTCTTAAATCGCCATTTTATCCTTTTTTGTTCTGCGCTTGCAAAGATAAATAATATCTCGCTAACTTGCAAATGTTTTAGTGCTTTTAATACTTTATTTGCATTATTTTAAACTTATCCTTTTTTGAAGTTCATTCCAAACTCTTCTTCCGTTACCTCATACATTACATCACCACATGCTACTCTTTGCTTGTCTTTTGCCATCAGTAATAAATTTCTATAAGGTATCTCTTTCACGACTTCTTGGTAAGATAAGTGCAGACTATCCATAAAAGATGCAATCTGCCCTAAGAGTGTATCGTTACCTATGGTCGTGGTTTTGCTATCATCCTTGCCGCACTCTTCGCCAAAATTGATAGCGTCTGAAAATCCTTTATAGAGATTAAGGAATAAGCCGTTTGTAAGCCATTGACAACCTCTTCAAGCGTTCCTTTAGATAATTCATCACTAATGGATTCATCGCCTTGTATGAATACGGACAACGCCTTGCAAGCATCATCCAAATTCTTAAGCATGCATAAGACTTCCGCTAAGTTCTTGCCCTCTTCGAAACTATCAAGGTATTTAGCCGCCTTGACCAATTTTATAATTGTAGGTGGTGAAACGTAATAAACCCTTCCATTCACGATTATCGTTACGGTGTCCTCTCCAAGAATTGCATCCGTAACTAATTTACTTGCCTTACTCATGGTTCTGAATATTAAAAAAGGGGAACGGCATTAACACCATCCCCCTCTATCATTTGTTGCCTATGTCTTATTCCTGTTCCACGACCGCAGAACCTTCCCATTGGTACTCGCCAGCCACACCATCGGTCTCGCTTTCCATGGCAACGGCAGAAATACCCAAAGTGATATTCTTGTCCTGCTGGTCACCCTTGGCTACGATAGCTGCATTTGAGAAGACGATGTAGTTTCCGGTCTTGGTCTGAGCAACAATACACTTGTTGATGTTTGCCAAATCTTGGCTAGAAGACCAACCTACTGCATCTGCCTCCGTTGTAGTCTCTTCTCCAGTTGCCTTGTACATCTTACCACCCTGCAAGTCTACCTTATTCTTCCATGAAAAGACACCAATAGAGAATGTAATTGTCTTAGCACCCTCATCAGTCTTGTCACGATAGTAAACCTGTCCGTTCAGCTCGTTCTTGTACTCGGTAACACTAGGGTCATCCTGAGAATATCCCCATGTTCCTTCATGGCTGTTCAAAACCTCTGTAGCGGTTTTCAACCATGTAGCCAACTTAGCAGGTGTATTTGCCTCGGTAAGAGGAGCACCATACCAAATTCTCTTGATTCCAATAAATGGTTTCATCTTATCTTACGTTTAATGTTTCAAAATCAATAGTAATGTTTGCGTAATGGCAACTCAACCTACTCTCTTTCTCTATGCCGTGGGAGCGGATAGAATAACGATACCATACATCCTCAGCTTTTCCGACCTCATTGTCGGACAGGGTTTGAATAGCCTTCTTTAAAAGCTCGTTCAATTGAGGATTAGCCTCGCCCTCTATATCTTTGAGCAATATGTTTACCTCTATAGTACAATCGTTGAAATATGTCTTGTCTGCACTCATGCGCTTAGGAATGATTACTATCATGCCTTCATCAGGAATCTTCTCACCGACCAAAGGTCTTTCCCCCTCAAGTCCACCCTTTGTCAGATGTCCTTTCAGTCTTCGTTCCAATCCCATAAGTTCCAAGTCATCATAGATTACATGACCAGCATCTATTTCTGTTATCATCGCATATCCTCGATTTCTTTCTTGATATACTGAATACCCGAATCTATAACATCATATCCCCTAGAGGAAACATCAGACGCATATTCCGCTTTGTTGCCAAGGGTCAAGGTGTGGTCATGTACATTACTATAGTTAGACCTTCTGAGATTACCTGTGCGGTTTCGGTAGTTTCCGTTAGCCTTATCAAGCTCAACAGCAGTTTTACCTAACCTATCAAGAAATTCATCTACTTCCCTTTCTCCCTGCGCAAAGAAAGCGTCTATCTCATCCTTTATAACATCAGACATAGATACTCATATAACCAAGATAATTGCACTTAGGGGCATTATAGACCTTTCCACCTCCTCGGTAACTTCCATCATCGGAATATACTTTGACTTCATCACCTTCGGAAATCTGGCACTTGTCACAAACAATATGATATTTCGGTGTATATATGCTACCATTATCGGTAGTGAAATGCTCGGTAGAGTTGTCATCGCACCGACAACGCCCCATTTCTTTCCATTCCTCAGAAGAGCTAATGACCTCGTTGTACTTGTTGACAACCTTATTCACGAACTTCTTCTTTAATATATGAGGGGAATATAACATAACCTAGACATTTACCAAATATCAGACTTATCCGTGATAGTGGAAAGCCCTAAAGCTGCCACCACTTCATTATCCGGAGTAACACCATACTTACGGCAAAGCCACATATAGTATTGTCCTATCCTAGAGTAGTCCCAAGAGACAGAGAATCCATTTTCATTCACATTGCTCATATATGGGGCAAGCATAAGTTCCTCGATTACGGAAATCATCGCCTTGCCTACAACCTGGGAATTATCAGACGTATATTCTTCGTCAAGGTCTATACCTGACGATATATCTTCCAATTGGGCATCGGTAATGTTCCAAGCACGCAACTTCTGCGAAATGTATTCTCTTATCTTCATGTGACATCCTTATTTCTGAGCCTGACTTATAGCCTCAGCGATTTTCTTTGCAGCCTCCTGCTCGCTCTTAGCCTTTTCGTCAAGTTCTTCTTCTACATTCTCCTTTTGGGAATTCTCTTCGGTTGACTCGGCAGCATCCTTTTTTGAGGTTTTCTCCTTTTTAGGCTTGCTCTCCTTTTTCTCCTTCAAGACTTCCTTCTTAGGTGTCTCTTCTGACTTCTTTTCTTCTTCCTTTATAGGATTTTCTTTTCCATCATTCAAGACTTCCTTTTTAGGAGTATCTTTAATTTCCTTATCGTCTTTTAGAGGTGCAGAATGGTTATCATCCTGCACCTCCAACATCTTGCAAAGCTTACGTTCGATAAGGGAGTTCATGCGTTCTTCGTCAAAGTCCAAGATTGCACCAACTTCATAGATGGTGTTAAAATGGAACTTATCACGGAACGGACTAATTACCTCACCTCTCATAAGCCTAACCTACCGCTTGTGTTGAGTCCAAAGAGTAGATGGCATCAACGTTATTCAAGATAGGAACAACCATTGCTTGTGAGCTAGTGAACTCACGGAGTGGGTCGTTAGTAGAATAACGGCTAGCCAAGATATACTCATCGGCTGACTGATAAGTAACACCTGCAACTGGTCTTGTAGCTTCGGCTACGTTAGTCCAGAACAAATCACCAAGGTTATCATAGCATGTAAAGGTCATGTGACCCTTAGCCCAAGGGTTGTGTGTTCCCTTCTTGCCGTTAATCTCGGTCTTGATAGTACGGGCTACACGTACCAAGTTGGTCTGCCACTTATTTTTAAAGATAGACGCAATCTGCTCAAAGCTCAAAATAGGAATATTGCTATCACTATCAATTGCAATGCCTTGATTGAAGGCAAACTGAGCACGAACCTGCTTGTTCTTGCCAAGCAACTTAATTGTGTAATCATCAAGATAACAAGTAGTGATGGTATTTTGGTCTTCCATCGCCTTGTCGTAAACCAATTGGATGTCATCAAGAGGAGTTGCATCCTCTGCGTCCCAAGCCTTAACACCATGGCCAAACTTATTCTTCTCGGCAAAACCTACATCAACTCGGACACCAGTACCACCGGAACGAGTTGCCAAAGCTACACCTGTTGACAGTTCACTGAGGAACATATCTTCAATACGCTCGTAAACCGCCTGAATACAACGAGGAAGGTCTGCAAACAAGTTACGCAAAATCTGTGGCTGAGGCAAACGTTGCGCAATCATGTTATCCAAATCCTTAAGCTGCTTCTCTGACATGTAAAGCTTCATACCAACCTTTGGGATTTGACCCTCAGCGGTTGAAACCTTATCACGGCTCTTCAATGGAAGTTCCGCATCCATTGATACAACATCAGCAGCAACTCGTGTGTATTCCGCAGTAATTGATGCCCAGCGTCCGTCCTGACTATATGTGTTAGTCAAGTGGTCTCGGTACATATAGGTCAATGCAGTCTGATTCTTGCCGTTCAACTTCTCTACTACACTTGCAACAAGTTGTGGGAAGTATTTATTGACCAACTGAAAATAAAGTGATTTTTCCATCTGTTATCCTCCTTCTTTTAGTCTTTGTCCATGGTTGCATCAGACTCATCGAACTTGTTTGCATCCTCATCGCTAACCAAAGCAATCTTTGGCATAGCTGTAAGGAACGCATCCGGATAGTCTGCACCATTTGCAGCCTTAGCTGCTACCTTGTTAACTTGTCCAGCAGTCATAATTGCCGCTGGTTCACCGTTCAGAATGGAACGATAGAGAACACCCGCATACTTGTAATGCTCCAATGGGTCACTGGCAGTACCCAAATCCTTATAATTGCCTGTTTCAATAGGTAATGGCTTGTAAGTTCCCTTACCATCTGTCACGATAACACGACCTGCGTAAAGAACTTCATCTTTTACACCTGTCCAATCCAAAGCACGACCGCCCTTGATGTCGCCTTCCCATTTCTGGATGATGACGGAATCCTCACCAAAGACAATTTGCTTTTTTGTAGTCTTCAATTCCTGATTCATGTTTTTCAATTTTTAAAGTGACTGAACTAATGATGCGGCTACATTGTCAACGTCCTCCTTTGTTGGCTCACCCTCGCTAGCACGATAGCTGCCCCCGAATTGTGGTTGTTGCAACGCCTTGTAGTTGTTCGCTACCTTGGAGAGGTATGTTTCGATAGCTTCATCTGTAGCATCATCGCTCAATGTGAAACCCTCGTTGATACGACTTTCGGGAATGCCCAACTCCTTAGCCTTTGATAAAATCTTCGCATCGTGGTCTGCCTTTGCCTTTGCCTTTGCAGCAGCCTCTTCCTTAGCCTTAGCCTCCTCAGCTTGCTTTTGGATAGTTTCTTGCAATTCCTTAATGGTCTTGCTTTGCGTCTCCATCTGTTCGTTGTAAGTCTTGGCTTGATCGGTGTTCTTTTGAGTCAAGGTCTCTACGAGTTTCTTGAACTCTTCACGTTCCTTGGTTCTTGCTTCCTCTGAAGCTTTCTTCTCTGCTGCCTGCTCTTCAAAGTATTTTTTGAGATAGTCCGGCATTTCGTTTTTCTTTGCCAATTCCTCCAAGCGTTTCCTTTCGGCTTCTTCAGCGGCTTTCTTGGCTTCTTCTTCAGCTTTCTTCTTAGCTTCTTCTTCAGCAGCCTTGCGTTCAGCATCTTCTTTAGCCTTCTGTGCCTCCTCGAACTTTTTCTTGGCATCGGTAACTCTGCGGTCATTGTCCTTTTGCAAGGACTCCAAAAAATCCTTTTGACTAGCAACCACTGTCTCGATGTTGTCATCAGTAACAAGCCCCATCTTATCAAGCATTTCGGCATGTGCCTGAAGAACTTCATCACCTAACCCAAGAGACTTATACTCTTGTTTTAGTAACTGGAAAATTTTCTCTTTCATTCTTTCGATATATTTGTTAAAACTAGTGCAAAGATAATACGAAAAGAATAATTAACACACTAATCCATTTGCAAGTATCTCACTTTTGCTTAAAAGTGAGTAATAACTGCATTTTTAAGCGATTTAAGGCTATTTTATCACATAAACGAATAATTTTATAGCAACACAAAACAAAACACCTTATATAACAAAAAAAACGCCAAATATCCTCACGGACATCTGACGCTTGTCGAATAAAAAGAACCTAAACATTAATCTTCTAAAAGTTTATTACATTTCTCATATAACCCAAATGATTCAAATTAGAATAGAACCGTCCATCACGCTCTATGAATTTACCGGACTTCACAATCTCACCATTATGCAACATTGCAAACTTAGAACCATGAGCTGTCCATTTGTTCATTTCTTTCATATGTTCATCAGAACCCCAACCATATTTCTTGATAGTAGGATAAATGAAACGTTCAAAGCAAATTTGACTATCTGTTTTATCATGCTCGGAGCAAATCGGGAGCACTCCATTATGTGCGAACCAATAACCTGCCTTGTAGAATGGATGGCAGTTCTTGACACAGACAGAGCCATGAGTAGCAAATCTGAAATGTATGATTACATTCTCATTTATATCTCGCTTCATCAATCTACGGATAAATGTAGAGAAATGCAAACTCTTGTAATGGTCAGACTCGCTCACAAAACCGCAACCATCTGGATTTCTCATATACGCAGCCTTTAGCTCATCTACAGATGGCAAAGCAACACCTTTCGGACATACAATAATAACACACATATCTTTACCCTTTCTTTTTCTTAATAATACTTTGATTTCTTTGTGTCCTAGGGCTTTTACCCTAGGACTACATTAATTAATCGTTATTGGTTGCAAATGCATCCTTACGACTCTGGAAGAAAGCCTTCTCTTCTTTATTCAAGAAAGGTATATCTTCGATATTCATAACCTCACTAGTGAAGACATTGTTGCGAGACCAACCGACAAGCTTTGCGCAGAACTTCACCCACATTTCTATCTTCTTGAAATTGGTAGAACCTTGATGTTGGCGAAACTCGATTGTCCTGTGACGTGTATAGCTCTCTGCATTGACCTTATAATATCTATCTCCATGAAAGACATCGAATCTAATATCTTGATTGCTGTGACAATTAGTGAAATCCTTGTCAAGCAAGCTGGCTGCCCAACGGCAATTACCTCTTCTTGAAGGAGCCATGAAACTATCAATCAATCTTTCAAGTTTCTGATAATTCTTGAAGACGTTAACATACTGCTCACCTGTCAACTTTGCTGCACCAATATGAACGTGAAGACCACAAGTAGAATTTACTCTTGCACCTACGGCATCCAAAGACTTGATAGCCTTCTTTAAGGTTGCCATACCATTTGTATTGCCATTCAATACCGGACTTACAACCTCGTTAGGGTCTATATCACCACCAACTGAAGAATCACTAACAATCTTGAAATAACTCTTGTTGTCGGTGTGGTTATAGCCCTCAGAATGAATATCAACACCATTCTGACGACCTGCCTCTATCAAGGCATTGCGCTCGGCATGAACACATTCTATCTCAACACCGAATGTATAAACGAATCTCGTTGAAGTTGAACCGCTTGGCACACAAACCTTCAACATATCGGAGATTTCTTTCTCACGAAGACCGCAAGCCTTCAATGCAACAATCTTTTCGTTGCGAGGCATCTTTGACTTCTTGATTTCGTCAATAGTCTCGATTAATGACTTCTTTGAACTTGCGAATGAAAAACCAGTCTGCTTAGACATAATCAATTGTGCTAGTTGTTTCGGGTCTTACCCCTTGGTGTCGCTCTCACCTTATTGAGTGAAACTTGTCACTCGGCAAATCAACCAACTTATCTTGATTGACGATGCAAAGATACGAATAAGTTTTGAAACATGCAAGTTTTTTAATGTTTTTCTTTCGTATTTTAACCTTTCGTAACTGCTATGTGAGTCTTGTTAACATTTCAGCTTTTATTTTACCTTATTATATATGTAAAAGGCTTCGATGTTCACACACCAAAGCCTAAAAAACTTTACTAACTAATTACCAATTTTTATCGACTATCTTTTTAAATCATCACCAATATCTTCTTCTACTCCCAAATCCGGTAGTCTGTCATACGCTTTTTGGTCATCACCTCCTTCAGACTTAACACCTAGTAGGTAACCATTCCGAAAAGCATAATATACCAGCTTTTCCATATCTTTAGCCGTTGCGTTATCTGTCAAATGCAGCGTGGCGTACAATCCCATCAAGAACTTCCGTACATCTTTTGGATATACCTTGTTGTTCTTTTCTAAAGCGACTGCCATTCTTAACGGACTTTTCATATTCTTCAATTTTTCGTTAAACCATCAAATGAAGCACAATAGAGAGCCATTCCGCTTGTTCCCCTAGTTCATAGACTTATTCACAACTTTATTCGTCTCATCTGCATCCTACGTTTGCCCATTGACAGATGTCCGAGATTCCAACAAAACAAACATCACGGCTCTCTTCTTGTGTATCATTGTGCCAACGGAAGGATTCGAACCTTCGACCCTAGGATTAAAAATCCTATGCTCTGCCACTGAGCTACGAAAGCGTAAAGGAATGATTGGATTCGCACCAACGCCCCCTTAGTTACCAAGCCAAGTGCTCTACTACTGAGCTACATTCCTCGTATTATGACAAAAGTTCTCGTGGTGCAATGGAGATTCGAACTCACCGAACCCACAATGGGAATAGATTTACAGTCTATCTTCTTTAACCGCTTGAATATCGCACCTTTTGTGGAACATATACCAATTCCACCTTGTTGCCCCAAGCGGATTCGAACCACTAATGACAGAACCAAAACCTGTAGTGTTGCCATTACACCATAGGGCAATTTTGTATGTACTGCATAAAGGATTCGAACCTTTGAATACCAGCGTGAAAAGCTGGCGACTTAACCACTTGTCTAATGCAGCAACTAGGGTCTCTCACCCTAATAAGAGTTGCTTGTTATAGTCTAGCTGGGCTGGGTAATGTGTAAACCATGCCGTAAACTCCTAAGTCTTGACTTATGGTAGAAGCGACCTCTCAGAAGGCCATCTGTTTCAAACACGATGCAAAGATAAGCATTTTTTCTTATACTTGCAAGTGTTTTAGTGTTTATTTATATTCTTTTGATGAATTTTACATCACTTACCCTTGTGGAGAATGCCACAAAGGGCTTCTACAAGTTTCTTTGCGTCATCACCTTTGATTTCGATAACATTTGAAATTCCATCAGGAGCATCCTCGCCTTTCTGTTCCTTATCCAAACGTTTACGGAGAGCCAAATCTGGATTCTCAACCAAGATAGAGTCTAAAGCATAATTGCAAATGCGGCTTGCAAGTTCCTCGTTACCATTCGCATCACGCACAAACTCATTCTTGCCTTCAAGAATATCCATAATCTCGTTGTACTCTTCAGCATTCTCACAATTACGTGAAAGCATACCAATTACCTTGTAGCGGTCAATCTCAAAGCTGACCTTTAATTTGTCTTTATTCATTCTTTCTATCTTTTAAATAATTAAACATTATACCAAAAACCCCTTTCATAATAAAGTCCTCCCTTTACCTCATACCGGATAGCATCTGACTCTTTGCAAAGCTGACGGATTCGTATATACAAACGTTTGTCCAACTCTTCCTCAAACAAAAGAGACAATTCCTTCCAATTGTCAACAACAGGAGCAAACCAAGGATATTGCTTCTTTACAACTTGTAGCTCATCCAAGGTTACGTGTCCGTATTCTACCATATCATAGCATCTACGGAAGTCACGATTGTCTTTAGGAATATCCAAATCTTTCTTTCGTTTTACCCCCATCAATGCACTCCACATAGTCATTGAAGAGACACCTGTATCACAAGTGGCTATCCACTCTATCATTCTTTGCTTGTTCATCTTCTTTTATATTAATCACGCAAAGTCGCTTTATTAACTCTTCACATGCTTCTTTAGTTAAGATACATTTCCTGGAATCTTTAATATCAGTAACCTTTTCACGAATAGCAGCATTCCTGTCGTACACTTCTTGTAGTTTTTTCTGAAACTCAATTACGTCTTCGTTGGTAAGTTTACCTTTCTTCTCAACAATCTTGTTTGTTATATTCTTATAAACACATTCGAGTTCAGTACATAAACGAGCTTCTAACTTCATCATTATTGCGTGTACAAAAGTATCATAAAGTCTTTCCATCTTGTATTTCCTCCAAAAGTCTTTTGATTACCTCGTTATCTTTATTCTCAATGCGAGCCTTTAAGATACTCTTGAAAGCGGCATCCATTGCCTCGTATCTACTGGAATATTCCTTACCATCCGTATGACACAAGCCTTCCTCTACACACCATGATGTAGTTTGCCAACAGAACTTACCTTTCGAAATGTTTGCAACACAAATGCAGTAACCGAAATGCTCTAAAAGCCAATCTAACACCATATCATAGCTTGGAGCGGATATTGCCGGATGCTTACTATTCAACTTTAAGGCAGCAGAAAACTCAATATTGGATTTCTCCCACTCGGAATTTGAATAAGCGATATAACTGCCGTAATGCTCATTATATTTTCTACCCTTACGAATGCCACCCTTTGCTGTCCAAGGACTAGCATAAGCCCAAAATTCGGCTATCTTCTCATCGTAGCCAACCTCCTTCAGAAGCTTGGCTATCTCAAAAGGAACTACCTTTGGTTTTATCGTCTGCTTATTTGCCATTTTCCACCCTTTTTAAACTGAACCCGAATCAGACTTATCTAATTCATCAATTGCCTGTCTAAGCAAAGGAAGAACCTTATTCAAGTCTTCGAAATCCGGTACGACTTCATTCACTCGCAAGATTGCTAGACCTAGCAAACTCTTAATCTTTCTTCTGTCCATTGATCTCGGCTTGTTTCTCTAAGTCTTTTAAATCTACCTTCTCAAATCGAGGAACTAGCTTACCATCTACCTCAACATTACCAAAGAACATTTCCTTTGGTCGCACCCAAACTTCATGCTGTCCGCACACTGCTTGATACGCAACCTTTACCTCAGAAGTCTCGCTATCAGTAACCTCACCAAGGTACTCATAGAAATTGCCCTTATAGTGTCGGTAAATCGGCTTACTGAATCCACCATGCAGCCAATCGGCTTTGCCGTTGATTTTCACGTACTCCCTTACCGCATCGCACTTACAGGACTTATTCAGCTCTTCTACCCAATCAAAGAAAGCTTGTTTGTCCTTGATCTCTTCACTTGATACCATGAAGAGGTAAGTGCAAAGAAGCATCTTACCTGCATCAGTATCATATTTCTTGTTCACCTCTTCAGCTAATTGCATCATAGGTGTATCTAAGCGATAATTCCAACTCATAATCTATCCTTTCTTACTTTTTAAATTTGCCAAATCCTCTTTCAAACGTAGATGGAAATTATCTTCTCCATCATCACCGGAAAGAAGCCAATCAATTCTTTGGGCATAAACCTGAGCTTTCTTCAGAAGTTCAATACCCTTTTTGAATTCCTTGATAGTCTCTTTAGATAAGCCATATCTGTTAGGCATCGTATGATGATGTTTTCTAACATACTTGTCTTCATCCTCTTCTAACCATCGGTCTTCGAGAAAGCATCTTTCGTCTTCCTCATCCAATGGATGACCATCAACATAATCTTCTATCTTTGTATATATGTCAGCAATCCGATACTGAGCATAATCAAAACGTCCACCACTCATTGACTTTTAACTTCAAACTTGAACTTACTTCAACGCAGTCAACCTCGCTTCTAGCTGTTGGATGATGTTATCTATAGTCTTTCCCCTATAATCAATAGCAATATCTTCCAGCACCTCAATCTGAGCCGCAATTTTTAATCTTTCTCTTACTACTGTCATAATCAAACTTGTTTATTATGATGCCGTGCTTGCATAGTTGTAATGCACGATATAAACATAACCGCCATACATCTTTCCGATTGTTACTTCAACGAAATCAAAGATAATGTCGCCATCCATCTTGTAAGAAATCAAAGGCTCAGTTGGGAATGCATGGTGTTCTGTGTTGAAACGATACACTTCTTGTGATAGTAACTGCTTGAATACATCCACCTCACCATCCTTTGAAAAAACACCTTTAAACTCATCTTCATTGTCAATTGCAACAACTACTCCAAGTTCACTTCTGACACATACACCTTCATTTCTACCACTTTGTTCATTATACAAGACAGGTAATGTGTAAACACCTCTTGATTCTTCCATATGCTTATTCTTAGTTTTGTATTTTGTTTTCATCCTTCAAGTTGCTTGCATTGAGCTAAGTCTATCGCATACGCCGCCCAACGCTTCGGAACAAAAGACTTCGTAGGTATGAACCTATCCACACGCTCAATACATACATTTTGCGTCTGGTAAATCAATACGTCAGAGCCTTTTTCCAGCAACTCTACTAGAATTGTATGGTCTAGCATCGGGAACTTATCAATATCATGCCAGACTTCACCGCCTTCAATGAAGGAAGGTTTAATATGATTAATCTTTTTTGCCATCACTTACCACATATAAAAGGGTTTGACTTATATTCGTTAGTTATGGTCTCGCAACTACCAAAGCACCACAAATCCTTGGATTGCTCCTTGTGTAACCTTGATGACTTTATATAATAGCCATTGTTGACATCGTAATGCTTACGTACCATGATATTGTCGTTTACCACTCCGACCTCATCATCCGTAATTACATAGAACATTCGACCATCACTAAATGCATTTAAGCCTTTGTACACTCCATTAGAGACAACCATCTTTTCATAGCCATTCGTCTCCCAGTTGGCATAATCCCAGATGGTTTCCAAATCATCATCATTCAGAAGATTATTATCAATAATAACCTTGCCGATAACCTTGAATTTGCCATCTTGCATCATTGCCTCAACTACAAATTCATCGGCAGCTTTGAAATCGCTAATCTCTATGGGTCTCATAATACTTGTGTTTAATGTTCTCGTAAACCACCCTCTTTGCAGCCTTTGCTCTTCTGTTATTATCAGAAAAAACATCATCATACAAAGACATGTCTTCACTCTCAAAAGCCACATGCTCCCCTTTGTAGCAAGCATCAAAGCGGCATCCTTTTTCGGACTTAGCCGCAGTAAACTTTATCTTACCAAACTTAATCTGCATAAGCCCTATCCTAGAAAAAATATTAATGATACTATTTCAAGAGCAAACAAAAATGCTAATGCATTCTCAATTGTGAATACCTTTTTCATTGTTTCAATACAGTTTTACGTGTGTCTCACGCTCTAAATTTATATTGTAAGGGGATTTTATATCCCCTTTGTTATTCTTACTTTAAAACTCGATAAGTTTCGTAGAAATCGTGAAAACTCTTCAAGTAGCCTTTCTCTGTCAAAGAGTTTAAGATTTCTTTCAACTCATCCTTGGTATTATCCAAATCGAAATCATACAACTCAGCAAATGTAAAGTACTTGTTACCCCCAATTACATCAGCCATCACTTCGATATTGCCATAAACCATTGTTTCTTTCTTACTCAATCTAGTATTCATAACGAATCACAGTTTTTAAGGTGTGTCTCACCATTTTTAATTAGTAACCTTTATTTCTTAATTACGATGCAAAGATACAAATAATATTTGAAACATGCAAATTATTTAATGTATTTCTTTTATCTTTTAACGCTTATTATATCTAGATGTATGAAATTAACTTTCTGTAGCAGAAAAAGCCAAAGAATCCACCATTTCGTTATACATATTACCTCTATGAGCCTTTACCCAATGGTATCTAATCGTCTTGTCTTTCGCTACCTTATTATATATAGGCTGCAAATCTCCTAACTTGCATGCTTGTATTCTCTCTATAGCTACTTGGCAATCCACATATACATCAACGGAACATGAAAGAGGGCAATCACCCAATGCATGAATAACCGCCCTTATTTCAGCTCTCACCGAATCGTTCACTTTAGCTGTGATAAAAGTATATTTCCCACTTTTGATAATAACTTCCTTATGAAGAACAAGCCAGCCACAACCACACTTTTCTTTCTTACTAGAACCATCGGCATACACCTCGTAGCGCACACCTTTTTCCTCATCAGCAATCATCTGAGCAACAACCTCCAAAGAGTCATTGCTCATCACCTTGGCTATTTGCTTGGCTTTCTTCTTCATAAACGATTAAATCAAACCTCGTTCCTTGAACTCATTCATCAATGGTGTTGCTAATACCTCAATATCTGGATGAGGTTTTCCGGTAGTTCCAAGACTTCTCAGCTCGAAGAAATGCTTCCAATCGCTAACAAATGCGGTATGAATCAACTCCGTGTTGGTATCAAGAGGAAGTATCGTTCTCGCATCCTGTGGCTTAAGACCATCATCCTTAACCAAAGACAAATACATCATTTCGCATACTCTATTAGCAAACCACCATTTTTCTACCGGACTCCAATGCTCATAACTACCGATGTTCTTTGATAGGTCAACAAATGTTCCACCATCAAAAGACAATGGATTAACCGCATCATCAACGCTAACCCACTTTGGCTTGTTGATAGCAATCTCGCCTCCGAACTTATCTTTACTATAGTTGCAATATCGGGTGCTTTGTTCCGCTACGGAATCTACACGATGTCTGTTAGCCTCTCTACTTACCGCAATCTGAGTAGTAAAGCGGACGGTTATTCGCTTCTCATGCCATTCCGTAGGCTCGCAAATATAGTCCAAATCCTCAAACCAGTTATTTTCAACTATCACTCTGTAGTTGGTTGTGATATAGTAGTCACTGCCAATCTGCATCACCTTTGAATATTTGTTCTCACGATAGTGCTTGACCAATAAAGACTCCGGTACAAAAAAACCTTCTTCATAGGCTACATGGAGGTAAATCGTTCCATGTTCACACATGGCAAGATGATTGCTGCTTACCATACGCTCAACGAAAGGCTTTGCGCTGTCTTTATCTATCTTCATACTTGACGCATAACATGTGCGACCGCACAACTCTATCTGTTTATAAACTCCATCCATGCCCTCACCTTGGGATAGGATTTCATATCTCGGTTCTAATATCTTCATGTCCTTATAAGTTTTGAAATCGACTACAAAGATAACTATTATATTCCACTCTACCAAAAATTAGCACTCAGTTTAACAACACTTATCTATATTGTGAAAAACAAAAACTTTCTCCATAAAAAAAGAGGAGAGTGCATCACGCATTCCCCTCTTACTTTAACATGGCACAAATTAAGTTTACAATCTACTCATCTTATCTTTCAATTCGTGTATATCATTGAATGCTTGCAACATAGGCTTATGCCATCGCTCTTGTCGCTCATCAATCGACTGCAAGTACATTAAGCTTTGTGCAAGGATAGTTCTACCCTCATCAACAGCTAACCAAATGTTACCTACATTACCCATAATAGTATTCACGCTAGCTGTTAGTAAGCTACCCTCTGCGCCACCATCACGAGCCGCAATAGCATCCAACTTGGTATTTATGAGCTTTGTTTCCTCATACGTTCCCTCTGTGGCAATTTGTACCGCTGTGAAACGACCATTCAACTCATCGCCTGTGTCTTGGCTCATAGACTCAAATGAACCGGAAGAAGCGGACTGCTCGTAAGATTGCTTGTAGCCCGTTATTTCGGCTACTTCATCTCTAATCTTCAGTCCTTCTTGAACCATTTCATCATACTTTCCCTTCAAGGCAGTTATATCTGTCTTTGACAATTTACCACCATTTGCCTCAGCTCGTTCCGCCCATTCGTCATAGAATGCTTGCATATCATTTCCCAACAAATCATCCACCTTAGCTTTCAGAACGGCTTGCATAAGCATCTTGGAGAAATTATCAGAGAAGTCTTGAGCAGAGGAATTCATATCCATCAAAGTATCTATAAACTCGCTCTTCAAACTATCAAAAGATATTTGCGTCAAGCTTTCTGCAAGGTCATCAGCAATTTCCTCTAATGTTCCAGCCTCAGCCGCATAGTCTTTCAACTTTTCAAGAACTCTACCTCCATAGCCACCCTTACCTGTATTCTTGATAGCCTCAACCATATCTGGATTCTGCAAAATGGCAGCTGCTTCATCAGCAGATTGCAAGTCGTTAAGATTACCATTCCATTGTCTGCCTATTGCATCGGACACCTTTTTGATTTGCTCTTGCGAAAATCCTCGGAAATAAGCGTTAAAACTGTGATGAGAGCCATGATAACCCATTTGCGCCTCCATGATACTCTTTAAATTTTCTTCTTTCTCCTTTTGGAGGTTTTCGGCTTTTTTAGCATCCTCTACGGCTTTAATACCACTATTCTTGTCTATAGAGTCTCGTAACTTGTCTATAGCATCCGTCAAGATTTCATTTCTATCCGTCAATTTATCTATAGTCCGGTTTACTTCTTTTGCGTTTCCACTAACTCCAAACAAACTATTGAAGCCACCAAACGATATTGTATTGAGAATATTGCCAATACCGCTTACCAAAGACCCTCCTATCTGTGTGATAAAATCACCACTTAGGATATTCTTCAATATACCATTGACCGCATTCAGAACTGTATCAATCAAGCTGCTAATCAATGTTCCGATACCATCCTTCAAAACATCAAGTATCTTCAAAATGGCAGCAACAATTTGGCCTATAAGTCCGGCTTTTGACAATCCTTCACTTAGCGCATCACCAGCTTTCTTGCCAGCGTCTGCGGCTGCGTCTGCGGCTTCCTTGCCCATATCCTTCAGACCATCAGCCGCTTTCTTAGCCTCATCCAAAGCTTTCAATCCGTCAATTCCACCTTTAAGTTGGTCGAAACTATCCCAAAGAGATGCCAAATCGGATAGTCCGGAAGTTGAAAGGAACTCATGGATAGCGGAAATCGGTTGCGTTACATTCTGTGTGGTTTGTGCCAACTTCTGACCACTTGAACGAACCTTTGTGTTAGCCGTAACTATCTTCTTGCCGGACTCCGCTAACTGACCTTGAACTTTATTCAAATCATTTTGCAATCTAGCTTGCTCTGCGACATTGCCCGATTTTTTCGCATTCGCTATCTGATTTTGCAAATCCTTAATTCGAGGTATAAGCTCGGTTTCCGTTTCCGTATATTCCTCTTGTGCAATTTTCGCATTCTTCAGAGCCTCCTGATAAGCTACAACGTCCCTTGCAAGGTCTTTCCAACCCAAATCACTTGTATTACCAATCGAATTACGGATATTCTGCATAGCATCAACGATACTCTTCTGCTGGTCTGCACCCAAATTTTGGAACTTATCCGTACCTACGAACTTATCCAGATCTGCTAATAAAGGAACAAGCGCATCCTTCATAATGCCACCAACATTTCCGAAGACTTGATACCAGTCTATTTTCTGCATAATAGCACTAGCCTCTACCGAATCCGTCTCTTTCTTCTGCTCTTCTTTCAAAGACTTTATCTTCCATTGCTTGCTTGAGTCCGAATCCGTAGAGTTTTCAACCTCGCTAATCCTCTTAGCATAATCGGCAGCAATAGCTAACTTCTGCTCCTGGAATGTACCATAAGTCTTCAGATAATCGTACATGCTTTGCGCTTCTTTAGCAAGCACATCCTCATTCTGCTTTACCGCCTTATCCCGAATTGCATTCATCTGATTAGCAACGCTCATGCCTATGGTCATCTCCATGCCATTAACCTTAACCGGATTACCCTTGCTATCCTTCATGGTTTCATTCAAAACCTCATTCTTATACTCTTCATCGGTTTTGCTCTGTTTCCACATATTAGCCTTACGACCCTTGCCAGAATTAACCCAAACAGCTTGGTCACGTTTTTTCCTAGCCTCAACCAATTTGTCTATACCATCTTCTACCGCCTTTCTCTCCTTGTCGGCATTCTCCGTTATCTGAGCCAATTCCTTGCTATAACCCTCATTCATCGCATTGATGCGGTTCTTGGTCATGTCTTGGATAGCTTTCTCCGAATAGGATGAAATAGACTTGGAATAGTCCTCCTCAGCCTTCTTGCGTTCATACGCTCTTGCTTGTGGGTCATCCGTTGTACCTGTTTTCTTTGGAGTAGTATGGGTTGTATTTGATTTTGTTGTTGTACTACTCTTTGGTGTACGTGATTGAATTATAGATTTCGCCATTGCGACATCCGTTTGGTTTTCCGTTCTTGACCTAAACTTACCTCCTGAACGTGTTACCAACTTATGCCCAGTTTTCTTTTCGTGATTTTCCTGTTGTAAAATATCCGCCTCTCTCCTTGAAATTAAATTTCGCAACTCCTTCGTTGTCATAGATTTCATCCAATTTGGAATTTCCGAATCATCATAATGAATTTTTAAATTCAACCCGTATTCTTTATTCCATAAATTGATAAGATTATCAGTTTGCTCTACCAATTCTTGGATTGATTGCTTGTTCTTGTTAACTATCCAACGAGCCTTTGCTTGGGAGTTATTCCAATCAACAGTTGCTGTGCTTCCTTTATATATTGCGTCCTCTGCCTTTTTGTAACTTTCATTCAAAGAGTTTATACTATCTATATGCTTTAATATCGAACTTCGCAAACTTGCCATCACGAAACTATTGTACCCCATCTTCTTACCCCATTCCTCAAAAGGAACTAACAAGTTGCGAAGAGCAGCATCGTATTCTTGTGCAGCATTAGCATATTCCAATGTTCCTTTCTTTGCGGAATCCATTTTCTGCCTTAAAGAGTCTATCTTAGTCAACGCATCATCAGAAACAAGTGAATTAAACATCATCTGTACAGCTGATATGTCTTCTTTATCAATATGTTGTCCGAAATCAAGCCAACTACCACCTAGTGAATCAGAAAAATCCTTATCTAGGTTTTTCCTTGCTTCCTCATATTGAGAAGATATAGACATCAAAGCGTTAGCTTTTTCTCGTTCAGCATTTTCTAATTGTAAAGAAGCAATAAAAGCGTCATGCTTATTTTTCAACGTTTCCAAATTATCCTTTTCATTGTCGCATTTTATTCCATATTGTTCATATACCCCAATAAGTTCATCTTTTGCTTTTTTATGTGCATCAGTACTTTCATTCGTATTTCTCAACACATTCATCAATGTCTCAACCTTTTTACTGGTCAAACTTGTTGTTTCCCCAAAATGTGTTGTATCTGCCGAAATTTCTTCAGTCTCGTCTCCAAACATAGAAAATACGGAATACAAAGTTGTTCCCAGTGTTATCAATGCACCTATTGGATTGGCAGCCATTGCCGCCCATAAACTCTTTAAGGCATTTCCACTACTTCTTACCGCACTAGAAAAAAGATTAACTACCGTAGTCGTATATTTTGTACCTGCTGCATAAAGCGCATTTTTGATAGTGGCTGTTGTTGTCGCCAATATCCCAGCTTTCTTTGCAGTGGTATTGGAAGCTTGAGAAACAGTGTTAATATTATTTTGTATCGTAGCCTGTTGCTTACTTAAATTCTCCTTTGTTTGAGCAATCGTCTTACGTTCGCTTTCAATGGTCGAAATCTTTGTTTGAGCAGCATTCACTTGCTTTGTTGTCGTTTCCAAACGTTCTTTTGCTTCTAGCGCATTCACGGCATTACCCTCTGCATCAAAAGCTAAGTTTGCGCCACCAGCAGTTTCCTCAACCAATTTTTGAGCCTCAGCAAAGGCATCTTGGGCATCTTGCAAATCATTCAAGGCTGATGTATATTGTCTAGCCAACTCTACATCCCTATCATCAAGATTTGATATTTTCTCCGTAGTAGACTTCAAATCATCTTTAAGAGACTCTATTTTTTGTTGACGCAGTTCCTCGGTCTTCCTCTTTTCTTCATCAAGTTCTATCTGGCTTTGTGCTGTTGCTTGTTGTTGAGCCTGTAAAAGTTCACGTTTCGTCTCTAGTTGGGAACGCATTTGTGCCGAAATAACGCCCTCTTGCTCGGCTGCATCTAACCTTGCCTTTACAAAGTCATCGGACACAGCAGTATCTCCAACAATACTTGCCAAGTCTTGTTGTTTGCTTACTCGCTCTTGCTTTTTGTCCTTACCCAGCGACTTGTAGTTTGAGTTCTCTAGGTCTTGCAAACGCTTGATTTCAGCATCAATTCCCTTCATCATATCATCGGCTTGTTGTGCTTCCTCTGCTTTGCGAATAGAAGCAGCCGCCATTAATGATGCACGATAAGAACCAACAGCTACTGTAGCTACGCCAATAACTTTTATTACCTCTTGCCAATTCTCTACCATAGCAGAAATAATTGACAATCCACTAGAGAACACGCCCTCGGATTTTTTGCCGATTTCGTTGAACGCTTGCTGGATAGAATCGCCAATGTTACTCCACTGACCCTCAAATGTCTTTGATTGTTGCTCCATCAAGCCTCCGAAACGACCGCCAGCTTGCGTCATATTAGCGATAGCCTCCTTGAAGATGTCTGATGTGACTTTTCCCTTAGAAACAGACTCTTGAACCTCAGTTGTGTTTTGGTGTAAGATTTTACCCAATTCTTCTGCTAATGGAACACCTCTACCCATGAACTGACGCAAATCCATTGTAAACATTCTTCCTTGCGAAACGGTCGTTCCATAAAGATAAACAAGGTCTCCAAGCGGAATGTTCAAGCCCGAAGCAATGTCACCAAGCTGGACAAGGGTTTTGTTAACATCTTTCGCTTCCGTTCCGTATGCCAAAAGTTGTTTTGCGCCACCCGTAATGCTGGACATATCGAAAGGTGTATGAGCTGCCGTTTGGATAAGTTCGTCCATTAATTGTTTAGACTTATCCGCACTACCAAGCATGGTATTGAAAGATATTTCAAGTTGTTGGAATTGGGAACGAGTATTGAAAATACTACTTGTCAGTTGTTCAAATCCTAAGCCACCAAGTAATGTTGCCGAAAGCATGTGAGCATCGCCAGTAACTCTTTGGAACAAACTAGTCATTCCTTCTCCAGCAGTCGGAGCGGCCTTCATACGTTCTATCATTTGGCTCATGCTATCGGTCAACATATTTGTTGCCTCTTTTGCCGGATTTGCTGAACCTGCATACAAAACATACTCATTCCGCATATTCTCCAAGGTCTGACGAGCACCGACAGCACCCCCTTCTAAGTTCTTCAACTGAGCTGTTTGACCTGCCAAAGAGCCTTTCAAATAGTCAATATTCTTCTGTAAAGAATCTATGGATGACTTATCCGTTGTAACTCCTAGAGTTAATCTCTTGTTCGTGATTTGCTGTTGGATTTTCTCTATTCGGTCTTTGGTAGCTTGCATTTGAAGTTCATAGCTATAAACTTCCCTTGCGGCTGCTTGCATCTTCTTATTAAACTCGGAAGACATCACGTAAGCGGCTCTTGAAGCAGCTTGTGTCAAGTCCTTTAAGCGATTGCTAGCATCCGCATATTTTTCCGTCAAATCCGCAACAATAGCTGGGTCGGTTGACTTATTGGTCTTCAACAACTCAGCCCTCAACTTTTCACACTCGGAACGAAGTTTCGTAACCTCCTCAAAATTTGCTTTGACATCGAATCTTAATTCTGCCATATTTTATAATTTTATTGGCAAAATTAGCTAATATTCAAAGGAATAACGAAAGAATTAATGTGTGCTATTTCACAAAAAATTTAAGTGCAAAGATTAAGGTTAGGTACAAAAAAGAGCCTTCCACATTCACATGCAGAAGGCTCTGAGTTCTTTATCTATTGCAACAATGAAGCCACACGCCTAAAAGGTAGCGGCTACCAAATCTTTTTTTATTTCATTCATGCAATGCGCCAAACGTTCATAAGTTTTCTCGCCAGCTTGCTTTATGCCTTTACTATACTGACGCATCAATGAAGGATTGACACCTGCTCGTTTTGCAATCTCTGACACATTGAGGAAAGAGAAATAATTAAAGAAAGATTGCAAGTCATACTTGTATTCAAATTCAACGTCAGGAAACACTTCTCCATTCTCTTTTGCATCCACTTTTGCCAACGCCAAACAATCCATTAAATCTTGCTTCGCAGCGGCAACAGTTTCTCCACAAGAGTTTAAACCAACCTTACCTATGCCATCTTCGGTATAACACCAAAAAGACCCATCCTTGGCTTGTTCTACAATAACTTTAATCTTCTTCATATATATATTCGTTTATCTTCTCAATAAAAAAGAGTCCTTTAAGCAATGAAGAGAGAAAGGTGGGGATTACTCCCCAACCAATTCTCTTAGAATACTATGAGCGGTGCCTGTGGCGACCTCTCTAGCGTGTCTTGGCACGAATTGAGACTTTCCCGTTTTAGGATTAGTCCATTTTTCATGTCCCGAACCTTGTCGAGACAGGAAGCATCCCGCTTCTCTCAGTCTCTTAATCAATTCGCTTTTCTTCATTGTTACAAGAACTCTTTTGTCCTTAAGACAATGCAAAGATATAACATATTTGTTATACAACCAAATTTTATGGTAACATTTTTGTTATATTAACCACAATTAACAAAAAGAGCCACCCCAAAGGATGGCTCTCCATACTGTACTATACTTTACTATACCATACTGCACTTTACCCTACTACACTAGACTTCACCGCACTCCACTACACTTCACACCACTTTTCTGTTGTACACTGCACTTCATTTAATGACTTCTAGCTTATAAAGCTATTGCCTTATGTATAAACGTAGCTACCAATATCGCTAATGTAGAGAATGCAATATGGAAGCTACAAAACCATTTCTGATTTCGTTTGCAAAGGTAAGCATAATTTCTGAAACACGCAAACTATTTAGTGTATTTCTTTGTTCTTTTGAACTTTATTTTCTTTTAGAAACCTATTTTAAAGATTACGCTATATTAAAATAGAACCATCATTTTAAATAAATCCAATTTGTAGTGATGTTACTAAACGTATAACTTTGCTTTTTTGCCTTTTGCGGTTCTTTGTCAAAGTCTGCCGTAACAAACAAATGCGTTCCGTATAATTCCATATTCATTGCTTTTGTTCTCTCATCGCCCTTATCTTCTTCCAATGGAGAAACTTTAGCCAATTCGCTATCAAAAGCATAAAGTTTAAAGAATAAGTCTCCTTTCTGTTTAGAATATTGCACCAATGCGCCATAAGGCTTTTTCACAAGAACAATAGCATTATTCAACTCCCTGTATTCATTACTACAGGTTTCTACGATTTTTTGCTGTTCTTCATTAGCATTTACACGCATCTTTTCCAAATGTTTTCCTAATGAGACATATACGCTATCTAAAATCTTATATGCGCCATACTTATCATAGAAGGCATATCGAAAAGAAACGGCATCCTCGAAATCGGAGCAAGGAACGATTTCGTTCTTTGTGTTCATAGCCTTTTTATTCGTTATAGCCGAGTTCCAATTGATTATAAAATCCGTTACTACGAAATCCAAAGAATATATTAATCTGTTGCTATTGAAGCGATAATCAGACAACGCCTTCTTGTAATTAGCCATTTTTTCTGCCTTAACTTGGTTAGAATGATACACATAGCCACCAATGCCGCCACCTAGCACAACGATAGCTGCGATGATGGCAATAATCAATTTCTTATTCATAACTTCAATATTTTACAATATGTTTATATTATTTCCTTATTTACCTCTTAGACCCACAAGCACTTTTGCGCTAATTTCCAACGACTTGTATTTTTATTACATAAGTATTGTTATTTTACTTTTCGGCTTCATTGTACTCATAATCCCAGAGGAATAACTTGCCTTTGACGTTTCTAATCGGCTCATCGAACAATTTAGCATTCTTCAAGAACCAATGATATTGGAAATCTTCAGCAAACGCATCCGGATAAGCCTCATGAAATTGAATATCATCCAATTCTACACTGCCGATAATGGCTGACGTTGGTAAATCTTTGAAGTCTGGAATAACAATACCATGCTCTTGGCAATATTTCTTCATTGCGCTCTCCTGCCATCCGTCAAGTTTTTCAGGTTTGGCTTGGCTAGCATGAATAAGGAAACGACCACGGAACTTTCTATTCCAGGTTCTGTTTTCAATGGTCTTGCAGCCGATAGCGATTAACCAAGCATACGGCTGGCGAATTGATAATACTTTCATAAGCTCATTGTTTTGTTGTTTACATTCGCAAAGGTAATAAAAACCTTTGAAAAATGCAAGAAAACTCTAATTTATTTTCATATTTTCTAAAAATAATCTTGAAATAGCTTGCATCCTAAAGGCGGTAAGAGGTTAGATCCTCTTCCGTCTTTTCTTTCTGATTCTGTCCCAATCCGGTTTAAGCACATCCATTGAGCCGACCATCGCCTTGTACTTGTCGCAAAGTTCACCCTCGTTCATAGAGGAACTGAAAGTGTACATCTTGTATCGTTCATGCTCAGGAACATATAATCCTACCATCAAGGAACGGACTCCATCTACCTCCTGCTCCGGTGCTATCAATACAAGCCCCTCGTTCATGCTTTCCAACTTGAAAATCTTTGAGGTGACAACCTCATAATAGTCTAGTATATTCATATTCTTGTCTCCTATAATTATTTTGTACGTTCAAACACTTCAATATACTGGATAGAGCTACAATCAATATATTTACGTGTAAACACTACTGTACTTCCACTTCCAATCATAAGTGTTCTGTTCTTTGTATTGCAATTGAAAGATGTTTCAATACCAATACCATTGAAGTCGAAACTTATTTTTGCTCCACCTACCAAGTTGATACTTCCTCTAAGACCTTTGTCCTCGGCTTCGCCTAATATCACATTCACATGACCTGCATCCATATTCTCCTATAATTAATTGTTAAACACCTTCTCTAATAAAGATACGTATGATAGAGTCACTATCAATGTAATCTCTGTTTCCGTTCTCACCAAGTATAGTTATCAAATGCTTTTTTTTGTTATAAAGAACATCGGCAGTAAAATCAAATAACTTTGATTTGCTAAAGTTTGCATGAGGTAACTGCCCATTAGAGAGTGAAATACCTGCAATGCAACCACACTCCTTTGCATCATCTAAGATGTCTTTGATAATCTTAATATCCATAGTCTTATTACTTTACTTCTCGTTCGACAATATCGAAATTATCCCACGTCTCTCCTTCGCTGTCTGAGATATGAAAGAAAGAACCTGAGATATTGTATAGATAATCATCGCAATTCAAAACTCGCTTGTAATTCTCCAAAGTGTTCATCCCTTTGTGTCCTATCGCTTTTCTTGCCTTATCTATGGTAGAGAAGACTTCTGCATCAACCTCCACTGCTTCACCCAACCCATGTTGGTATGAAGAAATTACTACATATACTTTCATCGCTTAAACCTCCTTATTTATTATGCTACCTTAGATAACGTTTCTTTGTCAATCTCAATCCATTGGCAAGCATCCTTGCGGAAGAAAATGTCCGAATCGAACCGCTTGCCATCCACGATAATGTGGCTACTTTTGCATTCGAACTTATGGTTTCGGGTTAGTGGTATTAAAAGGTACGTATTGCACTCATTCTTGTCGTACACTATCGTCAAATCCGTGCCGATAACTTGTGATACCACCTTGCGTTCATCTGAGCTTAAAACGCCAATCTTGCCATCATGCTTAACGTAAAGAGCATCCATCAAATTCTTATTCATATCTCTTAAATGTTTAATATTCAAAGTCCGGTGCAGTTTAGCGTGTGCCTCACGAAATCTATTACAAGTCACACTCGTATGAGTATTGCTTTTTCAGCTTGTTCAATGCATTCTCGGTAACGTAGTAGATGTTATCGAAATATTCGCTTTTCTTGATGCTTCGGCTTTCCTTCAGCTCTACCTTGTGATTGAATGTCACTTCGTAGCGGTTTGCGATGCTTGTAATCAAGAAATCGACCTCACGCTTATGTCTGTCCAGCTCGGTCTCTTTATACTCACCACGCTTGATAAATGCGTTCTTGTTCGTCTCTTCGATGGTTGCAACCATGTTGCCTTGCATCACGATAATCTTTGCGCCCATATCTAGTTTCTTTTTAAATCGTTAGAAATCTGTTATGCAACTCTCATAAGATTTGCCTTCTTGAAGCAACGCCATTCTTCTTTCTCGGTATCGAAGTACACTTGGCAAGTGTCATTCATCTTGCGACCTGCACCCTGTGTAGCTGGGATAACCTTCTCGCTCAATGTGCCGAATGCCTCACGCAAGCTGCCATCAACCTTCTGAAAGTAGAACTTCACGATGCGCTTCTTCATCTGACCCTTCAGCTTGATGTTCATCCAAGCAACCTTTAAAGCCTCGCTCATTGTATAGCCGTTCTTCTTGATGAACTGCCAAGCAAGCTTCATTACCTCACTCAATGTATTTCTTAATGTAGTAGCCATAATCACTATACCGTTTTACGAGTGCCGACTCGGCTGCATAACAGCAATTAATAGTTAAACTTTAAAGCCTTTATCTCTTAAAGACATTGCAAAGATATAAAATAAAATCATACAAACCAAATTATTTGCAAGAAAACGAATGATTTTAATCATCTTTTAACATAACTATGTACGTATGACCTTTTTCTTAACAGAACTTCACATTGTATGATTTAATTCAATCAATACAAGAGAAAAATTTGGTAGTTTCAAAAAACTTTCTTATCTTTGCAGTCGAAATTCAATCATACATTATTATATTATAAATATGGACGTTAAATCAATAATTAAAGAAAAGGGCTTTACTATCGAACAGGTAGCTAAAGAAATGGGTATATCAAGAGTTACTTTTACCCAAAACCTCAGCCGTAACCCTACGATGAGGACATTACAGCGTATTGCCGATGTATTAGGGTGTAAGGTTGGAGACTTCTTCAAAGACGAAATCGAGCCATCTAAGCCAACATTTGTTTGCCCTCATTGCGGCAAGCCTATCGAGCTGGAGATTAGGACAAAGGAGGGGAAATGATATTCCTCTCCTTTTACTCTTCTATTCCTTCTCCTTCAAAAAGCCTATACCTGCATGAACATTACCCAACTTATACCAAGACTGGTTTAAAGTCATAACATAACTACTGAAGGATTCTTCCCCAATATCAAGGGTGAAGTCTTCATCTACATCAGGCTCTCCGTGTCTTACATATCCCTTATTCGGGGTGTATAGCAATCTATGATATGAGCCGCTCTCACAAATATAAAGTCCGCTATTACGCCAATCGGAACTCCAAAATTCCGGTTTGTTCACGTAACAAAGCATTACATCACCATCGTAAATAGGAATACTATGACTTCGCTCATCCTTTTCTCCAACAAACTTTTCGCTGTCAACATTGTCAGACTGACGGATAACAGATACGATGGAATAACCATTTCCAATAAAGTCCGCTATATCAACATATGTTCTTTGCTCTCTAAGGTCAAATTCTTGTTGGCTTCTTACGCCATCTTTCTCAAATATTACAAGTATTCTTGTGTACTTATCACCAAAATTGACCATACTTAGAATCAAGCCGTTGCTCATGTAAGACGCATAAGCTTCTTTGGCTAGTGTTAATACACGCTCTAGATATTCCAATGGCTTGTATCTAACTAACCAAGACTGACCTTTCTGCATCTTTTGCAAGTACGAATACATGTTCATCGCCTCGCATTCATCTATTCCATGCTTCTTGCAGACCAACTTGAACTTATCCGGATAAACACTAGTTACAAGTCTATCCAATTCGTCCATAGCTTGCATAGCCTTCAAATAATCATTCGCTTCCATTTTACTAATCTTTAAGTTTCTCAATTATATAGCCACGACCTGTATAGGTGCAAGACAAGCCGATATGCACTAGCTGATGTAAAAGCCACAATTCTTCAGTGAACGGCAATCTATCACACTTCACAAACTCATCTTCATCCTCAAAATCAGATGCCTTTTCCAATATTTCTTCCTTTGTCATTATCTTTAAATTTGTGCCCGAAAGCTGTTAATCCGCATCTTTTATTTTTTGTAATGTGTCAAGTATCACGTTTGCAATCTCAAACCTACCGACATTTGGATTCTGTGGGACACTATAACACAAAGCTTTTAAAAGCTCAAAACATTGATTCTCATATAATATCATACGCTTACTTCTTTTGATTAAAATACTTTTCCAACTCTCGAAGGATGAACATCCCTCCTATCTTGAAAGACTGTTCTATCACTACTCGATGTTCCTTAAATTCGTTTTGGCTTCTCGAAAACCGAAACGCTTCATTCTCTAGCATAAGCACAAACTTATTAAATTCTGCATCGGTCATTTGCTATCACCTCCTTTGATAATTAAGTCAAACAATTCATCTGCGTATATCCAACCATCCAAATAGTAAGCTTTAACTTCTAATTCCCACATTTCTTGATATGTGCCGCAATCAGTCTTGTACATCATATCGTATAGGTTGTAAAGATTTCTATAACCGCAGTCTCTTGAGTATGCAAGAATCCTTCCTCTGCCAATTTGAGGAACTTCGTTAGCATTATGAATCAAATCTTTGAATATCTCTTTCTCTGCCCAATCAATGCCATCCAAGAAATGCTTATCGGCATTTTTATCTCTTTGAACCATAAAGCCGTTTTTGCTAACCTTTCTGATTACACGATAGCTTTTTCTTGCGTAATCTCTGGCGGCTTGGATTTTTTTCTTTATGTCTATCATAACTATTACTATATTAAAAAGGTAAATATGGACGTTCAAGAAAACTAAGTAAAACAGCATGTTCTTTATATGCGAAAGAATCTGTTCTTCCCATTCTCTCAAAGCGTTGCATTTGCCTTTTACAATGCTCTATAAGTTCTTTCTTAAAAGCTTCGTCCATAACTTACCTCCACATCTTTAGTTGTACCTAACAATGATTCGTTGCCTTCGTAAGGGATACAGAACTCCCATCTACCATTAACACATACATAGTCAAGATATTCATCTGTCTTATCTGTATGGCTAAATATATTTGCACGCCATTCCTCAGTTTTTTGATGTCTAACCAACACATTATCGAATGGTTTCAGCTCAACCTTTGGCTTCAAATCCACAATCTGTTTCTTCTCAGCATCCCAAGCCTTGCCTTCCTTTTCGAGAGCATCAAAGAGCTGCTGTTTCTCTGAGTCAGTGGCAAGGCGAAGTTTACAAAGGTCTTTCTTAAAGAAACTAGTTCTATAGCCCATACTCAAAGTTAGACTACTTAAATCTAAAGAAATAAATGAGCTATAACCTTCTAATAAATTAGTTCTGTCTGATACTATAAATACATCTTGTCTATTACCATAGTCGGCAAAAGCTATATCTCCATTCTTGAACTCATACTGCTTTTCAATCTCCAAAGTGGTGAGGTTTAATATTCCTCCTAATTTTCTTTCAATCTCTCTGACATATCCATAGGCAATATTGTTATCTAACTTGTCAAACTTAGCTGTTTCTGCATTTGATACGTCTTCGTAACCATCCCTACTATTAGAATAGCATCCGTTGAACTTTGTATAATCATCAGATGCCCATTCTTTGAAAATGCACTGAAATCCACAACTATTGATAAGCACATCGCCCTTCTTCCATGCGAATTTGCCCCAGTCACGCATATTCTTAGAAGGAAGGAGAATCCGTAAGCCTTCAAGCCAGCATTTTTCTGTACCTAGTTTTGAATAATCAAACAAAAGAGTACTGCCTACTTCATTAGTTGATGTACATTCTATATAAGTACCAACGTCTGTTGTGTGGACTTTATCTAACTCTACGTCTATATTGCGTAATAAGTCGTACAACTTAGTTCCTTGCGACTTATCCTTTAGGATTTCCGCTACATTAATCTTATTTCCCATATCTGACTTTTTTATATTCATTTATTCTTCACTAAAATATTTCTTAACAAACGCTCGTTCGGTGAGCCATTTTCCAAACCCCACTCTAAAGTAACGCTTTGATTTACCTTTCGCAAACCCATATTCATCACGAGGTGTATTTACACTTAGGTGTATCTTAGGAACATGGTTCACCGATACGTATGCAGTTATATATTCATCCGAGAATGCCAAATGCTGAACTTCACGGAACTTTACACTTTTAAAGAACATTTCCTTCATAAGCCTTAGTCCTTATAGATTGCATCAAGAATGCTTCTGAAATTCGGATTATCAATAACGGCTTGGGCATCTTCTTTGTTCTTGAAGTAAATAGCACCTTCGTTATAATCACTACTAGAAGTAATACCGTATTCGCTGGTTCGCATGATATTATGCTTGCATTCTTTAGAATTCCAATCCGGTTTCCAATCTCCATTATAACACTTAGCTATATCCATTAACTTATCCAATGCAACAATTTTCTCTACATTACTATTAGTAACATTAGCAACGACAGGGCTAAGGCCACGGTCTATTAAAGTAGATATAACATCCTCATAGCTGAATGGTCTCTTCTTGAATGCTATAATGCCCACTTTCAAGTCACTTTTTTCAATGTCCACTTCCATTCCTTTAGGAATATCTATGATTAACTTATTATCTAGCATTTTCATTTTTCTTATGTTTCATTTCCAAAATATATTTTTTATTCACAACCAACTCGAAGAACTTATATTTAGCATGCATATAGTTGCGACCTAAATCAACTCCACCGACAAATTCTTCTCTATACCAAGAGATTGCCGTATATTTTACAATATCATGCTCTTCCAGATGATTCACACGACCATTCCACACATCTGTGCGAACCAAATCGCAATGTCCATCAGGTAATTTGGCACGTATCATTCTTGTGTTCTCCGCATCAATATAGACGTTTTTGTATTCCAAATCTACGCCTAAAATTTCCTGATTAAGCTTTGCTACATCCATATCTTTTCAATCTTAAAACACTACGTTGAAGATCCCTCGGTTTGAACGGATTCTTCTCCAGTATTTTATTCACATCATTTCGCATCTTGCGACTTTCCCACTTCTTTGTAAGACGCACAGCCTTTAACAAACGATGGTCTCCGGCTAGCTTTCCAGCATCCTTCTTGCCACAATAATAGCCTTGCCTATAAGCCCAATATCGGGTTTTATAGACTTGCTTCATTATCTTCTTAGCTTGTCTTATTTTCATGTCAACCTCACTTTCTATGGAAAAACGTTCCATGACACCAATCGCTGCTTTCAACATACTTATGTAGTTTAGTACATCTTCCTGCAAACATACCATTAAAATGTTTACAACGACCGCATTCCTTTGAAGTTCTCAAAATTGAACGAAACAAACTAACGTTGGCACTCGGCATATTTACCTTATTCCATCTGATAGTTGCTTTCTGATAGAGATTCTTTAATCTAGGAATGAATCTACTCTCTTTCTTGAATGTATATTTTGAATCGAAGTAACGTGTGTCCGTTCCTCTCGCCATCATATTCAAGATTTTCTTAGCTTGTCTTATCTTCATATACTACTTGTTTTTATAAATTTCACATGTCCCCTCATAAATAGTGTTATTACTATAAATGTCATTATATTGCGAAATGGAAACCAATTCGTTTGCCTTCATTCCCTTAAGAATTTCATCGTACACACTTTCTATTGCTCTTCTCTTCAATTGCTCCATGCCAGATTTGTCACGGCAATAGTATTGCATTTCAAAATTCGACATTGTAACTCTTGAACGAAGCTTAACGACTTGTGGCTTTATGTATCTAACCTCTATCTTTGGCTTGATGCCTAGTTTGTCAGCTAGCCATTGTTTCCATTTCGGTTTTACATCTTCTCCATCCAAGCAAACAAGAAAGATGTAAATTAGACTAACACTTATATATAAAATTACAATTTCCATATACTACTTATTTTTATCTCCAAATAATACGTGTCTTCGATAAGGGAAGAAATAGCTACGTTCTCCTGGACACCACCAACTAGGAGAGTTCTTCATGCATCTACGACATAATGCTATATTCTTCTCAGCTTTTTGGTTGTCACGTTCAAACTTTCTTCGTTCTCTTCTTGAAAGAGGAGGAAGATAAGGATAAGACTCTTCCTTAAAAATCTTTGTGGCTAAAGCATTCAGTCTTTGAGCTACTATTTCTATTATCTTTTCTATCATACGCTATTCCTACTTATCGTATTTATTACCAACAACAACCATATCTTCAGAAGAGTAGTAGAATAAGAAATCTTGCCCAAAACAGAAAGCAGCAGCTTTACTATCCCAATTAATATCACCTCTTCTTTCCGCATTGTTATCTTTGTGCATAACAATATCCCCCTCATAGATAGGTATTCCATTCTTGTCTGTTAGTCCTGTGAACATACAGATAGTATCTGGGTCGACTTCAGGACATCCCGAATGGAATAGTTCATGACCAATAGGTACTATCCATATAGTCTTTTCAAAATGAGAGATTTCACCCTCTATCCATTCTCCATTGTCAAGACGTTTAGCCTTGAACTTGATATTTTCTATTTTCATAAGCTGTTATTTTAAATCACTTGCACAATCAGCAATGCCAACACTATATCTCTCGACAAACTCAGCAGAGCGTGCTGCCATTCCTTTAATCATAGCTTTCTTGTGTGAGACGTTACCAGTAGTTAGAGTATCAGCTTCTTCGGCAATGTTATTAAACCACTTGATAATCTTTTCTCGTAACTCATCTGTTATTACATATTCTTTCATAACTATTCTTCTTTAAGTTCTATGTGATTCTATAAACTTACTCAAATCGAGAGGGAACTTCTTTTTAAGTTCTCTTTCACGTTTACGTCTCTCCTTCCTTGTGGGTGGAGGAACGTATTCATCTAAGAATGCAAACGTTTTCTTGCAATTAGCATTTAATACTGGAATATATACATCCAATAATGCCTTTAATAATTCTTCCATATCAATCTTCTTTAAGTTCTACTGGCTCATCTTTCCAAGACAATTCTTTTCCGATGAGCTTCTTGATGCTGCCTTTAGGAAGGTAACAGCAACCGGTATTTGCGTACCTCTGCCCATATAAATATACGACAGAGCAAATCCATAATGTATTACTTTCATTTCTGCAAGGTTTTTCTGCAAAAATATGTTCACAGCCACATTTATCTACTGCTAACCAAGACATAACTATTCCTCCAATTTTTTAATTAATAAATTACTTTTCTTATCAAATAGTTTATAACCACTACGGAGATACCAATCTAGAACAAATCTATCAGATTCATCTTTATCAAATTCCAATCCGATTTTCTTCACCCCATTTAACTTAGCCTGTTGTTCTGCGAGTTGTAACAGGCGTTGTGCAACACCATTTCTTCTATAAACAACATCAACCCAAAGAGCGTATATTAGAGCATCAGCCTTGCCGAAAATATCACTAACATATAATGGAATAGATATTTGAACAGAGCCATGATTTTCTTCATCAGTTATTAAAATTCTGATTTCATCCTTCCATGTCTGTTTTTGTATCATAATCAATCCTCCAACTCTATGTTATTTTCTGCTGCGTAACCATCTTGTGCTTCCTCACAATACTGACCTTCGCAAAGCCCACCTATGCCGATGTTATATTCTGAGATAATGTTCTTGTTACAATACTCACAGATAGCATCGCCATGTTTATTTTGTAATTCTTCTCTTGTCATAATCAATTATCATTATATTCTTCCCATCCATTCTCCCAAGAGCCACCTGAACGGATAGCCCAAAACTCTTGTTGAGGAAGGATAGTTCCTTCTTCGTCAACTAACTCCTTTCCTTTGTATTGAACAAACTCACCTTTTGAAAATGAGTTATGTCTTATCGGCTTTCCTACGCTGATAGCGAAAGCCATTGCTTCTTTTCTTGTCATAATCAATCCTCCAACTCTTTAATTGCATCATGCAAATTGACAATCGCTTTTTCAAGTTCTTTCTGTCTGCCTTCTATTACCTTTGTCTTTTCATCAAAGATAGCAGAACATGCATATACAGAAGCAACTTGCATTTTAGCATATTGTATTTTCTCGATAGCTTTTTCTTTACTCATTGCTTACCTTCCTCAATTTTAACCTATGTAATTTTTTATTCTTCCGCACTTTCGACACTCTTCAAAATTGATTCTGCCTAATTCTTTATAGACATACTCATGGTGACAAGTAATATTTTGCTTCCACCATTTCTTTAAGAATAATATTATATCTCCTATCATATTCAATTCTTTAACTTTTTAATTAGTAAATTACTTTTCTTACTAAAGATTTATCTTTATAGAACTTTGGAACTCTACTAACCTGCCACCAAGAACAGCATTCGTCACTCCAAGGTTCAATCCACACTGGTTCTTTTGTGTCTTTATCTTGGCAGTATACAATTCCACGTACTTCATCATTAAGCAAGAAAGCCTCTACATCAAAATCCAAATCGTCTAATGTTGCATAAGTCTTGCAATACTCATTACGTTCCCTAGTACCTTCCCTTACGAACAACTCAAAATCGTTGAATAAATCTATTTTTATTATCTCTAAGTTATTGCTTTTAACAACTTCTAAGAGAGACTCCTTAACGTTCATTTTACTCATTATTCCCCCTCCTTAACTAATGATTATCATTTCTCTACCATCAATATTTGCGTGCTTTAGGCAGTTTATGTCTTTTATCCAACTCTGGCTATCAGTTCTAACAACAAGAGTTTCTGAACCACACTTAGCAATCATAGCGACAATTTCTTTCTGTAATTCCATTAAAGTCATAATTCATTTCTTTATATCATTAATACTTTTACGTATATGAAGATTATATTTATTACTTACCCTCCTTTGCTTTTTTAAGATAAAATTCTCTCCAATCTTCAAAAGTCCAATCTCTTGTGTTATGAGTAAGATTGAAAACTTCCGTATCTTTCTCTAACTGGAATAATAGCCAAGCATAATCTTCATATCGCTGTCTTAGCAATCTCTTGCGACACAATCTTACATGCTTGTATAACTTATAATCAGCGGTTGCAGCATCAAAGATTATTTTACCTACTATTGCCAACAGATAAGCAGATATAACACCTAATGCAATCCAACCTAATATTGTAATTACTAAGTCCATATTCTTTTCTTTTTACCCTCTCCCTTTTACAGGAGAGGGTGATTAGTTACTTAGAGTTAGAAACATTCTCCAACTCTTTTCCAATTTCGTATAATCCCTTTTTAAGAAGGTTGCTTATCAATCGCATTCCTTCTGCTGTATAAGCATTAATCTTTAACCCATTAAAATATACAATATTGTTTCTATATTCCAATTTTAACTCTGACATAATATCTTTATCTTCCATATTACTTATATTTATATCCTATAAAGAATGATTAATCTTTATAAGTATTTGCATCTAAATCAATAGCTACAAATCCCATTGTAGTACTAGGAATTCCGTTATGAACCACACTTCTATTTTCGGAAAAAAGAACTACTGCGTGTTTGCGACCTTTAATGTCTGGTATTTCGTATCTTTCATACGAATGTCTATTACTCATAATCTATCTATTTATATCCCATAAGGGATGGTTAGTTAATTATTTCGTAAATTCTATCATATATTGTGCAAATACAGAGCCTACATAACATAATGTCATAAGTATTGCTGTCACTGTCGCAATTACAATACTCACCATTCTCAACTTTGGTGTTTCTGACCAAAATATTGCACTAACTATCAGAAAGATAGTTCCTAAAATCGTTAATAATGCTACCATAATCTATCTATTTATGTCTGAAGGCGTTAACCACCTAACATATCGCTAATGTTTAAATACTTCTCTCCTACACCTAAGTTTCTTACCTCACAGAAACCTGCTTCTGAAACAGTACTATCATCGTCATATACCTTTGTGACGTGTAGTTTCTTTATAGGACAGCAATCATCATCGCTTATCTCAAAAGCAATAGGTAAGTCTCCGTGTTTTGCCTTTATTTTCTCTAAGCTTTTAATCAAATCACTTATTTTCATACTAATATCTTTTATGTCCGAAGGCGTTATAAACTTATTCAAAATAGTTTTCTGAATCTCCGTCACAACTTTCATGCTCACATACCTTCCGTTTCCAAATCTCACAATAAAGTAAATCTGTTTCAGTTGGTTTTGCATGCTTGCAGTATTTACAAACTTGATACATTGCATCCATACCTACACCTCCATTTCTGAATTAAGTCCTAGACCGAAGAGAATGTGTTGTAAATCTGATACTGAATGCATATATCTACGTATAAGATTGTCTCCAATATAAACATACCATGAGTGATTATCTAATTCCAACAAACTCAACTTCAAACATTCTTTTTCGATAAACCAATGATACATGCGATAAAGCATCCATCCATTTTTCTTTAGAATCTCTTGGGTAAGACTTACTGGCTTTATCTCATCAATATCAACAAGACAATACACCAGCCCTTCTTTAGGGCAAGACAAGTCAAAGTGACTTCCGTCTTCTCTAGGCTCTTTGACAACCATTACTTTGTTGTCATACATAACAACATCACCTTCAATATATTTCTGTGCCATATCATTATATTTTTAAGTTACTATCTATATGCAAGGCATATAATAAATGTTGGAGTTCGTGAATATACTTTATTGTAAAAAGCATGGTATTTTCATTTATGTAAGTGTATATACCATCTTCTGTAAATTCAAGTACTACATAATTTGCATTTTTCATCTTTAAAGCATACTTACCATTTATAGATTTCCATCCATTCTTCTCTAGAATCTCATGAGTGAGAGGAATCGGTAAAATATCTCTGTCTGCAACTAAAGCTGTTTTTGTACTATTTGTTGAAATCAAAGCATAACATATCTTGTTATGAAGAAAGTTTTCTTCAAAATTAACAATAGTATAAGTATTGGTTGCAAACTTTACCAAATCTCCTGGAATGTATTCTAACTTATCCATACGCTTTACTTTTTACACTAAGTTCTTTCTAGCCCAAGCGTCTGCCTTTGGCTTAGTCTTGAACTGCTTATCTTTCACTTCATGCCAAACTCCATAAGGAGCGGTCTTATACTCGATGAGAAACAAACCTTTCTCAATCTTGACTATTCTATATTCAAAATACATAATCAAAACGCAATTCTAAAATCCTTGCCTTTCAAAGTAGGTCTCTTTTTGAGGACAAACTTCTCTAAATCTTCAAAATCTATCGGGAAGAGCGCACAATATTTATACTTCAATGTGCAAACAAATCTTCCGTTGAGCATAACATCAAATACAAATGATTTCATTGATTACCTCCTTCCTTTGGAAGTAAATCATCAATATAGAGCCATCCCTTAAAATATCTTTTAAAATCTTTAGGAGTCATATCATCACATACCCATCCTTCTGGATTACGGAAATATACACATAATTCCGTACTCCCGTTTTTGAACTTAACCAAACATGTAACGCAACATTCTCCTTGCTTAATGTTTGGCTTTTCGCTAGCAGTATGCCATAAGTCCTTAAGGAACTCTTCCTTAGTTAATCTCTTTTCCATTTTTCAGTCTCCTTCACATAAAGTTTCGTTAACCTCGTCATTGTATGTGTGAGTAACCGGATTGTACTCGGAATGGGTCGCATCTACCCTACCTTTCCGGTTAGTGAAATAGATAGCATTTCCATTGTCATAAAACCTGTACACTGTTATACTATCTACAACAAACAATTTCTCGACCTTGAATTTATCAACAGAATCCGAGATTTGGACTCTTGTACCCTTACCTTTGCAACCTACCAAAATGGCGGCAACGGAAATTATCATAATTACCTTTTTCATATCAACTTCTTTTCTTCTTGAAGAATACGTCATTCATCGTACCCTAATATACTAAAGAACTCATCCATTTTTAAATTTAGATTGTTTGCCATTAACATATATGCCGGAACGGAGCGACCGATATTGCACTCTAACTTCAATGCATGTATCATTACTGAAGCTTGATGGCTTGAAATCTTAACCCTATCCAATCTGGAAAGTATTTCGCTCTGCGAATCTGCATTACGAAACACTTTCTTGATAAGACTTTCTATGTACTTACGCTGCTTGTCCGTCATTGCTCTTATTGTGCTCAAGAGACTCAACCAAAGCCTTCAGCCCATTGAAGGTAGCATCCACCAACTCCTTGCTATCGGAAGCATCAAAATACCAATTTCCAATAATCTTGCTATTATTTTCGGCAAACATCGTAATACTCGTATGAGTATTTGAAGACGACATCTGGATAGACTCCTTTGTTCTACCCATGAGGCTGGCAATCTTTGCCAACACCTCTACATAAACATTATTCTTTTCCACTTTCTTCTTACAGTTTTTGTGGTGTGTCTCACCTTTTTAAAATTAGTAACCTTGTTTCTTAATTACAATGCAAAGATACAAAGAATATCCGAAATATGCAAACTTTTTAATGTGTTTCTTTTATTCTTTAATATATCATAACATATAACACCGATAATTTACTGACGTTAACACAAAAATCCCCACCACTACATTATTATATATAGTGATGGGGTAAACATTTAAAACAAAATAGCATTATGGATTTCTACGATTACTATCAAACTAAATCGTCCACATAAGCCCATTTATAGATGGCGTTTGATTTCGTGAACCTATTCCACCATTCCTCGCCTAAGAAATTCAGATGCTTGAAACGCTTGCGAACCTTGGTCAGACCGACAATGCGTCTGTTATACTCAGGCAGCTCTTCAACAGAATGCCAAGCACCTTCTTTTTGATATTTCATTCCCATTTCCAAGGCTTGCTTGGCTATCTGTCTTGCACCTTGATTAAAGTCTATCTTATCAATCAACAATTCTAAGTCCATAATCAAATAACTTTTATGTTAACTTTGTCTTCAAAAAACGCTTCTAGCACTTCCTTGGCTTTTGCATCCGCTTCATCCAAGTCTTTGCATTTGACTACTTGAACACCATAACCTATAGGGTTACGCAATTCATAACTGCCTTCAGCCTTAACCAACCGGAGGAAAATATCTCCACCTTTAAAGCGGTACGAATATCCTTCTGTTGCCTCGTTCCATTGTCTAACTATGTTCCTCACCGCCATAATATCTTTGCACTTTTACCAATGTAGCACTAGCACCCTCAATGTAGGCTGCGATAATGACATTTCTATATAGCTCACTATTTTCCTTATCAATTCCTACCAAGCCTTCTGTTGATTTCAAAGGCTCAATTGTAAATTTATAAGCCTCCTCTACTATCCAGCTAGGAACTCCATTTGAAATCAAATTCTCACAATACTCATTCATAATTTAACCTTTTAAAATTAGTGGATGACAAGGGATTTAAACCCTTGTTGGTGTCAACACCTCCCCAGTGACCTGGTTTGATGACATACTCCCTCGCTACTTGCAAGGAATTGTTGGGTGACTAACGTGGCTGCACCCTTGCGATTGCTCGGACGGCTTACTATCACTACCCAATTCGGCAATGCCCTGCCGAAGTATATTCTCAGCTGCAAAGAGGTCTCTAGGATGAACTGCACCACAAATAGGACAAGTCCAAACCCTATCACTCAATGACAGCTTATCATTCTTATAACCACAAGTACAAAGGCGGCTCGAAGGGAAGAATCGGTCAATCTTATGAACCTGAACGCCATATTTTTTCGCAACGTGTTCCAACTTCAAGACAAAATCACCATGAGCCAAGTCAGACATCTTGCGTCCCCAATTACGCTTCATTCCCTCCAAGTTCAAATCCTCCAAGCAAATCAAGTCATAACGCTTGCACAACTCATGCGCCATCTTCCACTGGAAATCGGAACGCTTGTTCACGATGTTTTGATACAATCGCTCCAACTCCAGCTTCTTGCGCTTGCGGTTATTGCTGCCCTTCTTGCACTTCGAGAGGTTGCGAGACCTGCGTCTAAGCTCCAACAAGTCAGTTTTAAGGAACTGAGGATTATCAATCTCACGCCCATCGCTCAAAGTCATGTACTTCTTCAATCCAAAGTCGATGCCCACGGATGCACCATCATGTGACTTTCCGTAAGACTCGGCTTGCTTGTCTAAGCAAAGGACGATAAAGTACTCGCCCAACTTGTTTCGCTTGACCGACACCCTCTTGACCTTGCCATCGTAGGGACGGCTCAGAGAGAACTTAAATGACTTCTTTATCTTGTTTATCACAAACTCGTTTCCACTAAGGGAATAGCCATTTTGTTGAAAGGCAAATGAACCAAATTCTATTGCTTTCTTAAATTTTGGTGGACGCTTCGCATCATGCTTGAAGAAACGCTTGTAAGATATATCCAATCTATCCAACACCTCCCTAACTGTTTGACAATTAAGCAATGTTGGTTTATAACACTTAGAGAAATGCTTATACATAGTAAATCTTGGAATGTACTTGTGATACAGCTTATAGTATCTCTTCTGCAAGGCAAGAGCGTGATTCCAAACATAGCAAGCCTCACGGAGCATCTTATCCAAATGCTTCGTCTTCTTCGTCCGATATAGCTTGTACTTGTATGAAATCATATTCTTAAATTTTAACCAGTTTTTGAAAGGTGTGTCTCACCGAAATTCACTTGCAAAGATACGAAATTTCTTTCATATATGCAAGGAAATCGGCAAGAACTTTCACCTGTTTTATAATTAAAGTGCCAATGGTTGTCGGCAAATTTTAAGTGTTCACATCTTACGATGCGGTATTAACTATCTCCCTGCCCAAGGGAACAACCATTAGCGATAGGCTATTTGTAGTTATGAAACTTCAAAATAAAGCCGTGTGACTCCTAAGTTTACAATCCCGCCCCCACGCTGGGCATCACACGGCTTTGACACGTGGGTATTTCATTTCAATAGCTTTTTTATCATTTTAACACCTCGCTTACCAAACTTTCGCTCGACAACAGTATTATAACTCACTCCATCAATGGAACACTCATCCGGATAGCACTCTTCAAGCCAATCTGTGAACTTCAGCAGATTGAAGACTAACTCTTTTCTCGCTAAAAGAAACCGCATATCAATGAATTTTCCAAAGCTTATTCCGAAGATTTTCTGAAATTCATTACCTATAGGCAAGAACTCACTTGGTTCGATTTTCATTAGCTTGCTTTCTTAGATGTCACACTCTCCAAAGGATAGTCACTCTTCATAAAGTCACTAATTCCGATATAAGTTTTCTGCAAATCCTTCTCATCGTCTTTCAAGTCTTCTGTCGCATTTACAGCGGCTGCATTCAAAGTCTGTTCGTTGAAGACACCGTTTCTCACCTTATCGAAATAAGAAAGAATCTCTTTAGTCATCAAATGGTCAGCCAATCTTTTGAAATCCTTATCCATCACCAATGCCATGAAGTCATAAGAATTTTCAAAGGCCAAGATAGGAGCAAAATCCTTGAACACTTGCATTAAGTTAACATGCAAATCTTCATACAGCTTACGGATGATATTCTCGTAAGTTCCCAAACAAAGGTTGGTCAGATTGTACAGGATGATTGCATTCGCATAAACTCCCGATTTTTCACCAATCCCTAAGTTCTGTAACCTCACCGCAAGCTTATCTCGCAACTTGTACAAGTCTTCACTAATCTTGTCATAGAACGTCATTGCGAATTCGTTATTGAAATCTGCATTAGGAACATAAGCGTCATAATACTTAATCGCCTTGCGAAGGTTCTTCTTGCAGTCCACCCACTTCTTCTTCACTTCAAACCTAACGCATTTCTTCTTCAGAATACTCTTTTCGATTTTCTGCATGAAGCACTCTGCCAACACCATTTCAACATAGACATATTGCTGAAGATAACCTCTAGTAACAATCATAACCTTGTTTACTTCGGTTTCGGTCATTCCATGCGGCACACTGATAATTATCTTCTTGCCACCTACGTTCAACAAGACTCTTCTGAAACAATTAACACTAGGCATGATGTTTTCTAATAGAATATTCAACAACCTTGTTATAGCACTCTTTTCTCACCAAATCCTCAACCCTATACAATGTGCAAACCTCATGGGTATCATTCATATTGACTTGTGGGCAGCAAATCTGATAGAAATACTTTGTCCTGATGGTAAAACCAAGCAACTTGATTTGTTCCTTGAACACCCGACCGGAAACCACCTTATCAAGTTTTTTCTTGCCTTCGAAGAGATTCAAACTCTCCTCTCTACGATATACAATATCGGTATTAACCGAAAAAATCTTTCCGATCATAACTATTCCTCCAAATTTCTAAGCGTTTCAAGACTCTCATCATTATCAACATCATAGCCGATATGATATTCGTTGCCTATTCTAGCACCAACATATACCTCTTCTGCATCCAAGATATAACGGGACATCTGTTCACGCACCTTTATCTGTTCTTCATTCAATCCAAGTACATCAAAGCACTCTTCCTGCAATGACTTATATGGTTTCGTTCCCATATATGAAACATAAGCCAGCTTGCCTTCCTGATGCAATGGCTTCCACTTCTCCCACCAATGGTTGCGGTACTCCAAGATACCTCTTTCTACTCCATCGGCACAAACATGTTTAACTATTCGTAATTTCATTATCTACCTTTTTTAAAACCACTTTAACTATCTTCCCATCACACTTGAACACACGAGACTTAATCTTATATGTAAGGTTGTTAATCACAACTTTATCTCCTACACAAGGCATAAAATGAAAGTCGTAATTTTTCCAAATGATATTTCCTTCGTACTCGAATTCAACCATTATTCTGCTCTCCTAATGTTTTCTTATATTTATCCAACATTACTGAATTAATCTCTGACCAAAAAGTTACAATTACGTCCTTGAAATCAACATTATGTTCCTTTGCTATAAAATTTCCAGCACTGACGAAATCAAAATAGCCTTCAATCGTCTCTTGTGTACCTGTACATATTCGTGTTATGCCATTCTTGACATACTTAGCCACAAAATAATAGCCTTTCTTCATCGCAACAACTCCCTAATAAATTCGTTACGCATCGGCTCAACGATGCTTGTATACAAACTCTGCTTATCTTCCGGAATATCATCCGGTGTAATAGAGAACATCAACAAATATGACATCGGAATCTCCAATACCTTGCATATTGCATCAATCTTACTCTTACGTGGAAACGTTCTTCCTGTCTCCATAAACAACATGTTTGTCTCGCTACAACCGATAGCCTTACTCAGTTGTCGTTGGGTCAAGCCCTTGCTTACCCTAATTGTCTTAATCGCCTTTCCTAAATCCATCAAAACCTCCTATTTAAATATTTCAAATCTGTTCTTTATTGCTATCATGGCATCAGTGACTCCATCTTTGTATCCAACAGAATACAAGGTACAATCCTCTTCGCTCGGTTTCTCGGACTTGGATTTCAGAAATTCTTCTATCTCACAGAAACCATGCTCCAAGAATCTGAGGAACATCGCATTCTTCGTGATAGCTGGTCGTAGAGTATCTTTAACCCAATCCCAGCCATCACCATAACCTAACGTAAAATTTGAACTGCCACAATATTTCACTTTCGGCTCATCAAGCCATTGTTTTAAAATTTCTTTCTTTGTCATTATCACCAGTTTTTATGGTGTGTCTCACCTTTTCAAATTAATAACCTTTATTTCTTAATTACAATGCAAAGATACAAAGAATATTTGAAACATGCAAGCGTTTTAATGTGTTTCTTTATTTTATTAATGTATTTTAATTATCTAATATGATTTCTACCATTTATTTTAAAGTTTTTACATTTTTCTCTTTCTCAAACACTCTTGCTACTATCACCTGTATCCTTAAATTCGTCTTACCATGTTCTTTAACGTGTGCCACACGCTTTGTAGTTTTTGCACCTTGCAGCAATTTCTGTCACTCTCTTCCCTTGTACTTTCGTAGTGCTACCTTTCTTGCATTTCAAAACATTTCCTATACTTGTAATTTGTATTTCCAAGAAATGGACGCAACAAAAACAACTTCTAAAATTCTTATCCATTTGACATTTCCTTTTTAAGTTTCTTTCTTTGAGCCAAGAACATAACAATCTCCTCGAAATCATCGCAATTCAAGAGCATTTGTCCGACCTGCCATTCCATGGCTTTCTGCTTGGCATCCTCCATGCCCTTTGCTAAGAATGTGATTTTCTTGTCTTGGCTTCGATTCTCTACAGTTACTTCAAGTGTACCGAATTCTAGTTCGGTAGTATTCATACTGAGACCTTCATCAAATATCCTCAACAAATGATTAAAAAGATTACTTCTTTCCATTTTTCAACCTTTCATTTTCTTGTTTCAACAAGTCCTCAAATTCCTTGCGCTTTGCTCGCATATTCTCGAACCATTTACTTGGTGTTCTTGGACACCCTATAAGCCAATGATCGAAGTTTGGAATAAGCAAATTGAACTCACTAGCTTCAATAGTATAATCGTACCACTTCAACAACTCTTCTTCGGGAGCTTCCTTGTCTATATCAGTTACAATAGTAGCCATATCGAAGGTAAAATCACCGCAATTGGCTATTCCTCCAACTTGGCCACCTATCCAAAATGTCTCCGTATTATCTAATCCGTAAAACTCATGCTTCTCACAGAATGCCTTCAAGTAAGCATTGCAAGCATTCTCGTAATCATTCTTTAATTTCTCTTTATCCATATCACATATCCTTAAAAAGTTTCTTAATCTCGCTCTTCTACACCTTTGGATGGGAGCACATCACAACTTGCGTACTTGGGTCATGTCTTACCTGCCATTCGCAAGTATTACACCCCAAATCACCAACTTTATTAATTGCATTGGTGTATCTGCCTTTCTCACCATAGGGGCAATCGGTAACAAAATCCTTTCGTCCCCAGATGTACTCATCTATCTTGTATGAGATAGCATTTGCTTTCTCCTTTTTCTCGTTAATATTTAAAAACATCATATCGTCAATATTTAAAATAAGCATAGCTGACCATCATCAGCGACTTTAACATTACTCTCAGAAAACCAAAGTTCCTTGAATATCCTCTCCATACAAGCTACGACAATCGAATTTCCAGCAGCCTTTTGAAGACTTGACTTCGACACTCCACTTTCAAGCATCTTGTCTATGTATTCTTCGTCAACGTTCATTAAGCGGAAGAGTTCTCTCGGAGTCAAACGCCTAATGCGCAACCTTGTCTCTCCAAGCACAACCAAGGAGTCCTTGCTCGCAGATGTAATGGTATTGGCTATGTTCTTTCCAAGTTCGACCTTTGAACTATGCTTTTCGCCTTTTATCCACTTCCCCTCAGAACGAGTTCTTATAGCTGCACTCATAGGTTCTTTCCATTCATTCGATACAAATTTCTCTTTACATAGCAAGTCATCACTAAAAAAGTACTTCTCTTCCACATTTTCCTCCAAGACATCAACCAAGTGTTTCTCTAGTTTTGTCTTTCTCGGAAAATGATAATCTATCTTATCACCATCGTTTCGTATAGAGAGCATGAATACACGCTTTCTGTTCTGAGGAACACCGCAGTCGGCTGCATTTACCACCTTAGCGAAGTTGATATATCCATATGATTCTAACTCCTTGCGCCACTTGTTAAAGAACCCTATGAACTTTGTTTGAACCAAAGCCTCTACATTCTCCATCAAGAGGTATTTCGGCCTCTTGGTAATAATGGCGTTTCTTGTGAACCAAAGGATAGAGGAACGTGTATTGCTTCCCTCCTCTATTCCTTTCTGCTTTCCGGCTTGCGAAACAGACTGGCAAGGTGTTGAATATGTCAGCAAGTCAAAATCGGCTACCTTGCTCCAATCTATCTTGGTCATGTCACCAAAGTTCTTGCCGGATAGACTAGGAAAGCAAGCATTATGCAAAGCTATTGCATTTGGCTCTATCTCAGACCATCCGATGCACTCGTAATCGAAATCAGAATATTTCTTCTTCAACCGCTCTAAAGCCATCAGTTGAGAGTCATATCCGGCACAAAGTTCAAACGTCCGTATCTTCATTAAATATCATGGGTTTTACAAAAATCCTCTACAAAGCCATCACCCCAATCATCCTCATGCCATATCTTTGCAACTTCAAGCTGTCCCATTTCCTTTATAGCCAAAAGAACTTGCTTTATATCGTTTTCGTACTTAGGCAATGAATTCTCCATAATCGGGAATACATCCTTTATCTCTTCAAAAGACAACACAACGTCAAACGAACCACCTTCACTTGGCGTTACTTCAAACAACTCTTCAGAAAGATTCTTTGAGAATTTCAACCACTTCAAGAATTGCTTTCTACTACGATACTCACAATATAAATTGCTAAACTTTACGTATAGCTTATCAAAACTTAACTCTTTCATAATAAATCAAATTTATCTTTAATTATCTGTTTCAAACACCGTCTGCTTGCCTCGTCTCATAGCACGATACTTCTCAGGAGCCATTGGTAAGCCATTCTCTTTTAATGCTTTCTCATATGCACCAAAAGCCAAGCAATCCGCTTGCTCGTTCAAATCATCGCCATTATGTCCCTTTACCCAAGTCAAAATAACAAGCTTATCCTTTGCACACTTACGATACAACTTGATTAAATCTGTGTTCTTTATATCTGCGCCTATTTCCCAATCTGTATATCGGAACATCTTTAATGCGTACTTGGAATCACTTCGAACCTCTATGACAGAACCTTTCGGGCAATAATTAACGGCTGATATTATCGCTAACATCTCCATTCTATTATTGGTAGTATGCAAGCAATGGTGTGTCTTGACCTTTTCAAGTTCACCTGTAGATGTATTCACAACAATATACGCAGAACCACCTGCCTTATGGGTGGAATAGTTATCGCAGCTACCATCTGTATAGCAAATATAGTTTGGAAGAAGCCTTTTTCTTTCCACAACAGTTTCTTCTTTCTTAGGTTGAACCTTTCCATACTTTGCATTCTTGCCTGTTCGCAAAACGGAGTTGTAAGCACCTGCCAATGTTCGCCAATCATCACAATAGTTTCCATCTTTCTGTCTCCATTCGTTTTTCCATAACAAGTCCCACAAATCTTCGATAAAGCCCTTTTCTATCCAATTTTTCTTTATACAGAAACCCGAAAAGACTCGGGAAGATGGTATCTTCGCATACAAATCCTTTGCCATTTCGTCAATAGCATAATCTTTTTTGTTTGCGGTACACCAATTGGGAATAACAATTATCACCTCCCTCTTGCCAAGCAGACGTTTAAATCTAGATATATTGCCAAAGTAGCGATTAGACTCTTCCGCAAAGTCAGCATTCTTCACTAAATTCGCAAAAGTTTTGTTTGAAACACGAATCGTAAACAAGTCTATATCCTTACAAGTTTCCAATATTCTATTAACCAAGTCAAACATAGCCTCTATTTTGTCGGCTTGTTGCTCGTTGACCAGGAAGTTGTCACGAATGAATTTGTCACCATCATACAATCGACTATAAGCCAACACTCGATTTGCACCTTTCACACGATATGAACTCAGATAAACATCATAAGCTCTAACTTGATGTTCTGATTCCAAGTACTTTTCTTCTATCTTCTTCATAATCTCGTATATATAATAATAACACGTAATATATCAAGGAACACGTTAGCCTCTTAAAGACTCCTATACTTATTCCAACTAACTACTAATATGAAAATGTCCAAAATAGAACTTACCCACCATAGAAGTCATCAGGTAGATTTCCTATTGTGCCATTTTCCTTTATTTGCATTCGATGTCCCTTCAATTTATAACCATAGATTCTGTGCTTGATAGCAATAGAAGTCTCTCGGTCTCCAAAAGAGTAAGAGCAAGGTATAATTAAATAGTGCAGGTTACCTACGTTAAACGTAAAGTTCCTACGACCAAACCTTTGCAATGTTCGTTCCATCTCTCCCTCGTTTCTATCATCTGCCATGTGCATTTCCGCATACGTGGACTTAATCTTACCTTCGCAGATAAGATTCTTCTTGATTCGGCATATAGAGCCATGACCCATATTCACAACCTTTGCAAACGAGTTAGTAGTTAGTTGATGCCAAGCACAATCATTGTTGCCAACGTTAAAACAGTCTTGACGAGCACCACTAATAACCGATGTGTACAAAATATTGTTGACTATAGAATATAACTCCTTTAGCTTATAGTCCTTACTAATAGGAATACGACAAACGTAAGCCCCTTGAAAGCGACCGCCCTTTTTATTGGGCTTCTTTTCTTTATCACGGAACGTATTCACGATAAATCGCCCGTTACCAAGTTCTGTAAAGAGTCCATCCTCCTTGACATCCTTTAGCAATTTTCTTGCCTTTGGATAGCCTACACCGAGTTTTTTCTTTACATCCTTGATGGTTAAGTTAAATATTACAGAATTTCTGCGTTGCATCTTACACCAAATGGCAAAGCAAAGAGTCTCCTTGTGCGCTTTCACTTCTTGCGATGACGCACCATAGGTATACTTCTTTACCAAGTCCATACGTATGTGTAAATAATGCTTTCCCATAAATTCCTTATTTGTTTACCTTATCTGTGTTTCGCCTACTCCAACAATTATTGCCCATTGCTAACCTAGAGCAATCTAAGAATGTTTCGACTCAAAACAAGGATTCTAAAAAGAAATCCTTACCCTTCATTCGTCTGACACCGAAATCTAGGTAAGGATTATCGTGGTATGGCTTTCGCCACGGAAAATCTTATTGATTCTTGTAAGCGTGTCAGCACCAACAAAGCACGTTGCAAAGATACTAATTTATTTTCAAACTGCAAGAGCTTTAATGTATTATTCTACTCTAATTGCGCATTTTTAACACATAACACAATTTTAGTTACGTATACAAAACTACAAATACATTAAGCCGCTTGCATTTTTAACATTTTACACTCTAAGGCATTTTCAAGACAAAAAAAAGAGCAACCACCATCACTGGCAGCTGCTCCATAAGTTGTTACCTTAAACCAATCTAAAACCTTAATAACTAAAAACCAACCTAATAAAATAACTTTTTCTTATATTTTACCGTGAGAAAGAAAATCATTGTAACCAGCATCAAGGAAACGACCCTAAAGGAAATCATACCGAATTTCCAATAGAACAAATCCCATCCCTCCAAGTCTTTCTCAATATATTCCTTTTTGGTCTGGGCAATACTCAATTCTCTGTTTAGGCTATCCCTCTGAGCCTTATATATACTCGCTCGCTCTGCTATCTCCTTATAATGAATAAGGCTATCACGAACCTTGGATAGTTCCTTGCTGTCCCTGTATCTAATCTCTATATGAGTAGAATCCTTACCTAGCACCTTACCACTCTCATCTACCCTTGTCTTGACATCATCCTTTATGTATGTGGAATCCTTAACCTGTTTTTCGGTCTGCTCCCAATGATAAGATAGCAAGCTGTCCCGAATAAGCTTGACCCTTTCGTTGACAATTGAGTCCCAATGGGCGTAAGTAGTAGTATCTCGCACCACTTTTTCTACATCTACATATCTAGTCGTCCGGCATCCGTACATCATCAGCATGATGAAGAAACCTACCAATATGGTAACGAGCCAACGCCACCAATCAAATCTAAGCTCCATATCAACCTCCTTTTTGTGTGCAAAGATAAACATTTATATTACTATATCCATACAAATTATAGACTTCGTTTTTGCAAAACAAGAAAAGTGAAAAATAAGTCTTTTCTGTTAATGAACCTTACGAGACTACTCTTTTCAGCAAAATATTATTAATTACAAAGAAAATCTTTGGTTTTTAGTTGCATTTTTCAATTATTGTTTGTATCTTTGCGATGTAATTAAGAAACAAGGTTAATAATCCATTAAGCCCTACGCATCACGGTTAAGCGAATATATATGAATACAGAAAATGTGATAGAATTAATAAATCGTGCTCGAAAAAAGCTAGAAAGAATAGATGACGAGAATTGTTATTCGCTATCAATGAATATAGATAAGCTTTTGGATTTTGCACTAAAAGAATTGAAGGATGAGTAATACTTTATACGTTCCAAAGAACAAGAATATAGATAGAAGAACAAAAAATATTGTTCACCTATCTGATGGTTCTATAAAATATGATTTTAATAAGTATAATAGCTATATTGAAGCTATTTATGCTGATTATATTGATTGCCGAACGGACGAACAATTAAAAGAGTCTATTTCTCTTTGTTTTGCCGATTGCCTTGACCAAAAGGTTATGTTTAAGAAACTAAAATTACAATTTTTATCAGCCCTCGCCATCACGGATAAGGCATAAGACATGAAAGAATTTAAAGTTGGAGAGCAGATTATTCTCGAAGTTGTTGAGACAGATAAGGAAAGTTGCGAAGGATGTTTCTTTAACAGTAAGAATGAATGTGAAGTGTGGAGAGAATATCCGTGTAGCAAAAAAAAGCGCACAGACTATAGAAGTATAATCTTCAAAGAAGTAAAAAAATAACATCTAAGCCCTCGCCAACACGGATAAGGCATAAGATATGAAAAATATCTATGGAAAGACAGTATATCCCAAATACGAGATTGCTCTTAAACAGCACGTAAAAGGTAGCGTGGAAGACGATTACGAAAGTGTAGAGTTTGATGGAGCAGACAACTATAGAGAAGCTGTCAAAATGGCTAAGAAGTATTCGTTAGATATTGGCTCTGGAAACATGCGTTATAAAGAATCAGCATCATTAGATGCGGGTCTTGCGCAAGTAACCATAATCTGTTACTATTCTGACGATATATCAGATTATAATGAGGTGTGGCAAGAAGAATACATAAACGGAAAGAAAACAAAAAGATATTAAGCCCTCGCTATCACGGTCAAAGCAACTTTATGGCTTATCTTAATAAAGAACAATACGAGTATCGCAGAAATAGTGCTGCCGAAAGATTACACTCTACTTGGGTGAGATTGACAAGAAATACGGCACGTCATTCTGTCCAACCGGAATGTTGAGGGTCTATTAAACACAAGCATTAAATACTAGATATGAATAGTAATAAAACATCTAAACGAGGCGGTGCAAGAAAAGGATCTGGACGAAAAGCACTAAATCATGTATATTTACACATTAGAATACCTAAAGATATAGCAGAAATTATAAAGCAGAAAGCTAAAGAAGAGAATATAACAATAGGTTCTTGGATTGTTAAGAATTTGAAAAATATGTAAAAATAGGGTGTTTCATAACACCCTATATAGATTACCAAGTGATTATCTTTCCGTTATTACATACGAGCTTTCCGTATTGTATATTTCCAACCCTGCGAAGCCATCCATGCAGGTTCACACTTTGCTTTGGGTCATTGTTCACAATCGCATTGAGAAAGGCAATTCGTGACACCTTCAGCTTATCGAACAACGCCCATTGACCTTGTTTGTATGAATTGATAGCAGCTAAGGTCATATTACCCATGATGCCATCAGCTTTTGTTCCTACGATAGTTTGAATCTTTTGTACGGCTCTGCTTACTCCACTATTATAAGCAAAGTCAACCAAGAGATTAGCCACAGACTGGTTGTTGATTTGGTCAGCCTTGCAAGCATCCCAATAATATTTCTTGAATATGTGATGCCATTGTTCATCAGTTATCTTCTTCAAGTCCGATGCAGTCTTACTAGCACCATAAACTTTACGGAACGTCTCTAGAGTCACGCCTTTCATCGTTGCGCCTCCCCTATCACTCTTTTTGTTAGAATATCCACCCTCGAATGAGAGGATGAATGGTTGTAAAATACTTGAGTCTGCCATAGTCTATTTGTCGTTTATGTTTTGATGTTCGCCACGTTCCCCTATCGTCTTGGTAATGCCAGCCGTGACGAACAAACTAGCTACACTACCAACAAATGCACTTAACCCCATCAAATCGGTCTTGATCGTCCCATAAGTTACCACTTCCCACACTAAGATAAAGCAGACAACCAGGAGCATCAAGAGACCTATCAGAGTAACGGACACTAAGAAGAATGCCTTGCTTGAATGTCCGCTATTAACTTGTATGAGTAATTTCAGATACTTAACCATATTTTAATCCTCCCTGTCACGATATATCTCATTTTCTTCCTTTTCAACCAACGTTTCTAAGGATTCTCGCTTTCTTGGTGGGGTTCTAAGTTGGCATCCATCCTTGATGCATCTGTTCCATTGTGCCTCATGCAAGGCAAGCTTCAAATCGTTCTTCTCATCCCTAAGATTGCGTATGGTAATACGATACTGATTGATTTCCTCATACAATTCATCTATTTTACTGTTAAGATTAACGACCGACTCGTTGGAACGTTCATAGAGAGCCTTCCACTCATCGGCATATGATGAAATAGTCTTATTCTCTTCCTGTGATGCGAGTGCCGCCTCCTTTCGCTTTCTACTATTATAGTACAGCAGCGTTGAGATTACACCCGATGCACAAAGAAGATTAATTCCCGTCTGTATTAATTGAATAGTTTCCGCTGTCATTTCTTTGTGTTTTTTGTTGCAAAGATAGCTATTTATATATAATAATGTGGAAATAGCCGAGTCAGAAAACCGCACAATTAATTTTTGTGCAAATAATTAAATTTTTCCTTAAACTAAGTTATAACACATTAAAATATTTGCTCTGCCAATAAAATCTCATTATCTTTGCAAAAAACAGGTGAGACACACCACAAAAACTGAATAAAAATGAAAGTTATAGAACAAGACACAATAAACTTTATTAAGGCGCACATAAATGAACGACCAAGATACAAGTTGGCACAAAGAATGGGTGTCAGCGTGAAATTCTTGTATAAGATTCTACATGATTGCAATTGTAAAATCGAACATAAAAGACCTGTTCCGCAACCCGACAAGAAGCGTGACGAGCAAATCACAATGCTTTATCCTGACCATTCGGTCAGAGAGATTGCCGAGATTGTAGGGTGTCATCCATCTACAGTAGGAAAGGCGGCAAAAAGACTAAAGCTTACTCATTCAGAAGAAACTATCGAAAGACTTAAAAAGAATAGTTTGGCTAACTTAAAAAAAGCATATGATAAAGCAACTATTGGCAAAAGGGTGAAAAGCTGGCAAAGAACTATGCAGATGGAGAAATTCCGAGTTATATCTTGTATTCCGCAGCAGACGAAATTCAAATTTTCAGAAATGCCGATAAAATCATATCATGCCAAGTACCATCTTATAAATAAGTATGGGTATTTTGCGTTTGAAGGTGAACCATACATCTTAGGTTATGACCGGAATACTCGCAGAATGGATGAAGAATTCTACAAGAACAAATACGGATTTTCTTTTGAGGAGGACGAAGAATGCCAAGAAGATTAACACAAGAACAGATGGACTATATCAAAGTCCACATCAATGACTACCCACGAAAGGAAGTAGCCAAGGCTGCTGGTGTAACCTTACATACATTATACAAGTATATCACTATTTTAGGTGGTACGAAAATAGACAATAAATTGAATAATGAGACTATCCGCAAAATCTCCGACATGTACAAAACGATGACAGCGAGAGAAATCTCAGAAGTAACGAATATTCCTCAGTCTACAATATTAGGACAAGTCAGTAAGTTTGGCTTGAAACACGATGTAGAAACGATAAATAGGATTCGTAAAGAGCGTAACAAGTCTTTGAGAAGCTATTGGAATAAAGAAAAGTATGCTAGTAAAGGCAGAAAGCTGCATATGCAATATAAAATGGATGAACTTAGAGTGTTGTCGGGTAAGCCTCAAGAAACGAGGTTAAGAATAAGAAAGCTCTCCCCAAAGGCTTTGAATGCAAAGATGTATTTGCGAAAGTCTTATAACTATTTCTACTCTAAGGGTGAGCCGTTTATTCTCTGCTATGACTCCGAGACAAAAAGACACCCTAAAGAGGAATACTATACTGAAAAATTTGGTTTCAAGTTTGTGCGTGCTTAATTTCCGTTTGCATTTTTCGTTTTCTGCAAACGGAATTTGCAAACAAGCCTTTGATTTCGATGAATCCGGAAGTATGACATTACCTCCTATCACCTTAACTACTTGATTATTAGTGATTAAAAGAAAGTTTGATAGAGTTATTAAACCTTTTGCTTATTATTCGTAACTTTGCAGCCGTAACGTTACATAGAGTTAGTTTAATAAAGGTTTAACACAAAAAGATTATTCTTATGGAGACATCAAAAACTTATGTTTTTAATCCAGAGGGTTCAGGTAACAATGGAGGAATGATGAGCTTGATAGCTCCTTTGCTCCAACAGAGAGGCGTTGACCCAAACGTTCTTCTTGCGATGAAGGGTAATAACGGATTCGGCAATGGCGATGGTTCTTGGTTCATTTGGCTGCTCTTTATCCTTTGCTTCTGTGGTTGGGGCGGTAATGGTTTCGGCTTTGGTGGTCGTGGCAATGGCGCAGGTCTAGCCAATGAAATCAACAATGACTATGGTCGTTCCTTGCTTATGGATGCTATCGGTGGCAATCGTAATGCACTCAGTAATCTCGCTACTCAGCTCAATTGTACTGAAGGACAGATTCAACAAGCAATCTCTGCCTTGACAACCCAAGTTCAGAACGTGGGCAACCAAGTAGGCATGAGCGGAATGCAAACCATCAACGCTCTTCAGCAAGGTAACATGCAGATTGCATCACAACTCGCTGATTGCTGCTGCCGTGTAAATAACAATATTACGGCTATGGACGGAAACGTCAAGTTGGCTATGTGTCAGCAGACTGGCGCTTTGCAGAATGCCATCAACAATGTAGCCGTAAGTCAGGAACGAGGTTTTTCTAATGTTGCTTTCGAAACCAAAGGTCAGACATGCGACATTTTGAATGCTATTAAAGATAGTACTCAGACCGTAGTTAATGGCCAACGCCAAGCAGAACTCAGAGATATGCAGGACAAGATAGACCATCTTCGTGAAGAGAATGGAACTTATAAGTCTTCTGCCATGACTTCGCAGATTGTAGGTCAAGCTATGGCACCTGTCAACGCTATGTTAGCTGGCTTGCAAAAAGAGGTAGATGGTATCAAGTGTAAGCTTCCATCAACTGTCACAACCAGCTACAGTCCATTTACTGCTGTTCCAAATTGTGTTGCTTGGCAAACAGGCTTATATGGTCTGAATGGAGTCAACAATGCAAGCTTTTGGGGTTAATTAGGAAAGGAGGCTGCTATGTTATGGATGAGACCTTTTGCATGGGTTAATCGTAACGGCTCGGCAGCTATCGCATCTACAGGCGTGGTGGTGAACACCGAAAATGTCGTTTTCTCGTTCAGAAACCACGCCTTCGTGAATGCTAACTATAGGGGAACTATCTTTGTGAACCTACATCAAGCTATTCCGACTGGTACGACAAATACGCTGCCAATCCTTTTCGAGACCAATGGCGTAACCCAAGCTGTAACTAAGTTCAACGGCAATCCTTTGACGGTAGCCGACATTGCAGGAACTGGAGTTTATCAGTTTTGGTTCGAGCGAGATACTAACACCCTTCAGCTAATGACGGGTATTGTTTAACAATTAACATTACAAAGCTATGTTTCAAGGACTTCGACCTAACAGCATATTCTATGTGCTTGACAAGGGTGAAAACCCAAGTCTTAAAATCGGACAGGTTGTGTCGGTCAGTAACCCACAACCTAAGTTCCCGACATATACTCCTGGGCAATTCAACCCACAACCAATGGAGACTACCGTTGATGTTGTCGTAAAATTGCCTAATGAACAAATGGAGTTCAAACAACTCCCATCCAATATGCAAATCGCAAATTCGGAAAACCTCGTGGTTTCTGAAAGCCGTGAAGCTATGGATGCGGAAGTTGAGGCTATGTATCGGCATTCTAAGGAGATTGTGGAAAGCGAGCCATACCACAAAAAGGTTATGGAAGAGTGCGCAAAGATGCGTGCCGTCTTGAATCCACAAATAGCCAAAGACAGACAACAGGAAGAAGACATCAATAACCTCAAAAGCGAGGTTAGCGGAATGAAGGGAACTTTGACCGATATTAAGTCTATGTTGTCAGTGGCTTTGGAAAAAGTTAATACAAAAAAGTAAATCATTATGGGATACATGATAGAAATTACCGAAAACAAGGTAAATGAAATGTCAGAACTTGTAGAGAAGATGCTTAAGTATGGTGGTAAACTCATGCACTGCATTGATGAAATGGGGGATGACAAGTATGGACGAATGGGTCACAGAAACCCAATGCCGGATTACCGAGACAATTGGGATGACGATGATGACCGCTATGGTGAAAGACATGGTGGTCGCAGAGGTGGCGGTTATCGCTATTAGTATTACACTTTGAGGTGGGGAGAAATCTCCACCTCCTTTAAAAGCTTTTATTATGGGAAGATACAAAATACCACTTGACGCATACGATATGAAGCCGGAAGGGATGATTGCATACCTTCGCTACAATGGCTGGCACTTCAATAAAAAGATGTGCGATTGGGCTATTACCTTAATGCGCAAGACAAACGCAACAACTGGTAAGCTCGAAAAAGTTGAACCGACAGAAAAAGATACAGTCGAGGAACTTCTTAAAGTCAACAACGTAAAGTTGGAGAATGCCGACAATTACGATTTCGTTTATGTCGCAAACATGGCTAGAGCCGATTTCTTTAAGTCTTCTTTAAAAGACGAAGCTGCTTTGGCTCAATTCATTAAGGATATGGTGGATGACCCAGACCAAGCGGACGGATTTATTTTCAATAGATTTTATGCCGATTGCAACCATAATGGTATCGGCATTCCATGGGATGATGTATTATGATTAAACAAGAAATTTACTTGGAGAAATACGATTGGAATGTGATTGTATGTCATGTAGCTAATCAAGAAGATGTTGACGAAGCTATGGACTTACTAAGTTCCATTGATTGTAAGGGGCAACCATTATTGAATGCATACGACCACATTTCAACCGATTCTTCAAACAAAGGATTGACATACACAAATGTTTCAAAGAAAACAAGTGTTGTGCTCATTTGCAAATCTACTTCTGAAGGTGAGTATATAAATAGTCTCACACATGAAATGTTTCATGTAGTAGCACATATATGCAACCATCTGGGAATAGATATGCAAGGCGAAGAACCATGCTATCTTATGGGATGGCTCTGTCAGTCGATATTATAGAAGATTTCCTTATAAGTTTAACTTGGTGGGCAGACCTTGGATTTTTCCATCTGCCCTCCTATAAAATTACAAGAATATGAGTTGTTCGAAAATCAAAAATTACCTTTATGAACGTTTTAATGAGGATTTTAACGTTCTATCTGAGAATGAAAATCGAGTTATCATTACATTTGATAATAATGACTTGTCGGTACTCGTAAACAAGATGGAGAATAAATTATTCATTCTCGTTCCGCTAACTAATATGCATTCGTTTGAACATCATCCGGATTGGATCTTGGTAGATGGCGAACGCATCAATAGTAACCTATTTTGGAAGGAATGCGGCAACCAAGTGATAGAATATCAAGGTGATGCCCCTATAGCTATCAAGCAAGACACCATAGAGAGAATTGTTAATGATTTCATTAAAAACAGATAACGTTTTAAAATTTGCATTAATTTATTTGCAAAGCCATCTTTTTTGTCGTATCTTTGCATTGTAATAAAAATGGTGAGACACACCGAAACAACTGTGTTTTACAAACTTAATTTTCGTAGATAAAGATATTAATATATCAATATAGAAAAAAAGCAAAATTATGACAGAAAAAGGATATTTAATCAAGAAAAAAGTATTATTCATTGATTTAGACGACACGATTATTACAACTATATCAGGAAACACCTTTCCTACAGATGTAACAGATTTCAAAATCCGTAAAGAGGTTTTGGATAAGATTGTAGATGCATTCCCTACTCTTTACTATGTTGAAATAGTCTCAAACCAAGGAGGCATCCCTCAATTTGTTGACGAACAGGATTTTATCGGCAAGATTAAGGCTATTGAAAGCTTTATGCAAAAATATCTTCGCAATCATACCGGACGAAATATCTTCGTCAACTCTATGTATTGCCCATCGCATGCAGAGATAGAAATGAGAAAGCCAAATACAGGAATGCTTGAGTCGTATTCTTCTTGGAAGAAAAGTGAGCTGATAATGATAGGTGATGCTAGCGGAAAAGAAGGTGACTTCTCGGACTCCGACAAACAATGTGCGGAGAATTTCGGTATTGAGTACATAGATATAGAAGACTTTTTGAAAATGTAAAAACAAAAAAAAGGAAGTCAGAGTGACTGTTGCAAAAATTGCAACAGTCACTCACGCAAACTGAAACAAAAAAGAGAGGCAATCACTTACCTCTCTTACTCAACTTGTAAGGAATACTTACATGTTCAACTATTATTTTCTCTTACTCTTAATGAAGTGCAGTATATCCCACTTCTTAAAATATCGGGTGTGCCCTCGCTTTTTGCATTCTCCGTTCGGAATGTCACCTCTAGCAACCATTCTATTCAATGTTGCATCAGAAACGTGAAGCTTCTCCTTGACCTCCTCGGTGCTCAACATAGGGTTGAGAGCATACGGCAGATAGTTCTCACAAAGGTCTTCTATCTCATCGCTGCTCATTCCGCAAGCAGTTACCTTCTCCCCTCTCTTCTCTTGCTCGTCTGCTCGAAAGCAAGAGTCAGACAACGATTTTAATAACACTCCCATGGTGTGATAACCAAATAACTTTCCCATATCATTATAATCTAGAGATTAAACTTTGACAGCCCTTGCCTGAGTAATACTTATCGGCAAAACCATATACATAAAATATAATGGTCATTACAAGTATTACAACATTAGATTCCACCATTTCGTTGGTGGTAAAAACATTCCAGTATACAATATGAATAGCATTTATCCCAAATAGGTAGATTATCATCGGGATACGCCATCTGTAGCAGAGCCAAAAGAATCTGCTAGCAAGTATAAGCACAAGCGGATGGATGTAAACTGAGAAATAGATAAATGCTGCCGATACCCAATTCTCCTTAAACCATACGCACATTTCTTTTTCATGAGACGCAAATGTTACCATGCATGCAATATGAAAAAGCATGATAAACAGAGGCATCACTTCACAATAATACTTAAACCAAGTGAGTAGCTTTACGCTGTAGCCTCTACCTGCAAGGATAATGACGTTTATCATTTCGCTAACGTCCATGTCCTTAAACATTACTCTTGACAACTGTACAACACCGACTGATTGAACTAACCGATGGACTTCATCTTCTTCCTCTTTAGTCATAAATTCTTCTCCTTTTGTTTTATTATTTGTTCTTAGTTCCTCATTCTTAATAATAAGGAAAGTGCTGCAAAAATAAACAATTCTGCACAAAAATATTTATTTTGAGCAAAAATTTAAAGTTAAACTTTGCTAAAGTAACAATCTGAAAGTAGATGGCTACAAAAATAGCGTTAGAACGGCTTCCTTGCCAAATTCTAACGCTATTAGTGTTTATCCTATCAAAACCTCAATGCTCTCCATATCAGCGAACTTCAAGCCGCAATCCTTAGCAGCCTTGAAAATCTCTTTCTCTTCAACTTCCTCGATGTCTACCTCTACCTCGGCATTGGCAAGGTCTGAGAAGTACTTCTCGGTCTTCTGCTTCTGATTGAAGAAGTACTGGTTGACCTCCGCAAACTTGGCTGAATCGTCCTTGGTGTATTCGTAGCCCTCATTGGCGTGCTTCTGTTCCAACTGCTGGCACTCCTGAAGCTTGAGCTGCATCTCCTCGAACTTATCGTCCTTCAGGCTCTCCTGCGCTTCCTCCACGTCCTTGTCGTAGGTATCGGCTACGTGGCGCAGAGCCTTCATATTCTTCCAAACTCGCATAGCGGCATCATCGCTCATTGATGATGTCTTCAATGTCTTCAATGTTCTGTAGGCTGCAACAGCCTCGATTGTCTTAATCTTTTTCATAATTGTTTCTTTATTTTTATGTTATACAATATTCTTCTCCAGATTGCCATAGCAGAATACCTTTCCTATTAACAGTGCAAAGTTAAGAAAATAATTCCGAATAGCAATGCAGGAGGAGCAAAATTTACGAATTTAAAATTAACTTCCCCATGTTGGGTAATCACTAGGTCGCAACGTGTCTGCTTTCTCGGTGAGAACGTAAACCACAAATACATTTCTAGCACATTTATTATATTAAGAACATCTACGTTTTAATACATAATATAACTACCTCCTGGAGGAACTTGTTTCCATCCACCATCTATATTAATTTCAAAAGATAATTGACATCTTTGTCCATAATAACCTCCATCATAAATATTATCAAATCTTATATATGTTTCAACATAATCTGTTCTATCACCTTTAGGAATAGTTACAGAGCCTGTATCTTGACCAGAGCTATTAGATACATAACCTCTTCCGTATGTTGTCTTATTATTACCATACTTACAAACGCTTCTAAATATACCATCATTAACTGTAAATGTAGCATCAGGAAGTTTATATATTCTAGCTTTACAAATACAAGTAGCACCAACTAATTGTCTCAACGATGAGAAATCAACAAAACCACTAGAACCACTTTTAATACTTTCCATATTAATTTGTCTAGGATAATATTTAAAACTAATAGCACCCGGAGGAGATATAAAAATTATTTTTGTATTATCATATAAAGTTGCATTACGAGTATATGCTAAAAAAGGTACAATAGTAACATCTTTATCATTACCTACATCAA